GGAGTCGACGCGTGTGCTGAGCCCGAGACAAGGGGCTCAGCACACGCCCGCTAGTGGGCGTTCAGGACAGCCCAGGCGATCAGGCTGTCGATGCGGCGCACGTCGGCCCCCTTGCCGAGCTTCACCTTGATGTGACCCGCGCGCGTCCAGAGCTCGATCTCCGAGTTGAAGTCGAGCTTGCCCGCGTTCTCCGACGACCACATGTTGATCGCGGAGTATGGGAGGGAGTAGATCTCAACCTTCCGTCCTGTCATGCCCTGGGCGTCCCGCACGATGAGCCGCTTCGTGGTGAAGATAGCCGAGTCCCGGAACGTCTGGAACGCGGCGACGGCCTGCTCCCCTTGGGTGAGCAGCGCCGCGACGTCAGGCGGAATCGCGATCTCGTTGTGCAGTGTCCAGGTCAGAATCGGTGTGGTCTCCACGTGCCCTCCGTCGCTCGGTAGCCGACGTGATGACCATAGCCTGTCGGCGGCGCGCGACGTCGCGCCCACCTCGCCTGGAATCGGAACGTACGGCCGTATCCGTTTCCCCTACACTGCTCAGGACACAGCACCCACCACAGCACAGGAGAGAAACACCATGAACACCCGCGCACTTCGCACCCTCGCCGTCACCGTGGCACTCGCCGGGACAATCGCGATCAGCGGGTGCTCGGCCCCGTCCAACAACAGCGGCGCATCCGACACCACCACCGGCAGCAGCCAGGCTCCGGCCGCCGAGCCGAAGACCGTCGACCTCACCGGCGAGTGGAAGCAGAAGAACCCCACGACGCCGGACAACTACCAGACCGCGACGGTCACGAGCGACACGATCGAGGTCTACTTTGTCGCGAACAACGGAGACACGAAGTCGCTCTTCTGGGCCGGGAGTGCGACCGTACCGGAGGGCAAGGACTCCTTCACGTTCGACTCCGCGAACGACACCGCGAAGACCTCCAAGGCCCTACTCGCCTCACCGGACCCGACGAAGACCTTCACCTACAAGGACAGCGAGCTGAGCTACCCCGTCACCGTTGCCGGCACGACCACCACGGTTCGACTCGAGAAGCAGTGACCGACCTATCCAGCCCGGAGTACGGCGCCGCGACGTGTGCGTCTTGCGGGGTCGTGCTCCGGGATGATGAGGGCGGGTTGCGGTGTCCGTCGTGCGGGACGATTATCCTGGCGCCGGTGGTGGTGCAGCCGGTGTTTGATGGGCCGGACATCGACGACTGGCGGTGATCAGAGTTGCCAGGGCGGGCTTACGCCGCGGCCGTGGCGACGTCGGTAGGTTCGTTGACGTTTCGCTTCTTCCGTGCGGGCCACGGTTTCGGGCGTGGGGACGTAGGAGTGCCAGTGCTTCGCGAGCTCCCGCTTCCAGCGGGCCGTGTACTCCCGGGCAGTGTCGGGCTGGGCTCCGCCCTCGTTCTCCCAAGCGGAGATGTCGTTCATGTCGGTCGGGGGGCGTATCGTGTTCATCTCCGCACGGTACGCCTTCAACATGTATGGGCTCACAGGCGAGGACGGATCAGCACTCGTTCTTGGGAGAGTGCGCCGATCGTAGCGACCGTCGTGGTTCAGGTGCGCCGGTATTCTGCGGTAATGGGGCAGTCGAAGGGGTCGCGCGCTGCCAGGCCGACGCGGTTGAGGTAGTCGATCACGATGGCGTATGACCGAAGCAGTGTGGTCTCGGTGTACGGCACGTCGTTTGCGGTGCAGTGCTCGCGCACGATCTTCCTTGCCTGGGACAGATGGATCCGAGGCATGCTGGGGAAGAGGTGGTGCTCGATCTGGTAGTTCAGCCCGCCCATGAGCCAGGTGGCCCACCAGCCTCCGCGTATGTTGCGGGAGGTGCCCACCTGCTTGGTGAAGAAGTCGAGGCGGGCATCGGACGCGATGATCGGCATGCCCTTGTGGTTCGGAGCGAACGAGGCCCCCATGTACACGCCGAAGACGGCGAGCTGGACGCCCATGAAGGCGAACGCCATGCCAAGAGGGAGCATGAGAAACACCGGGACGAGCACGGCCGAGAATCGCACGGCGAGCATCCCCAGCTCTTGCCAGCGGCCACGAACCGGGTGCGAGGAGAGAAGGTGTCGGACGCTCAAGGCGTGGAGATTGATGCCCTCTAGCGTCAGGAGGGGGAAGAACAGCCATCCCTGCTTCCTCGTGATCAATCGGACGACGCCACGCGATCGGGAGGCGTCCTCGTCGAGGAACGAGATCGTATCAACCTCGATATCAGGATCCTTGCCGACACGATTCGGGTTGCCATGGTGCCGCGTGTGCTTCGAGTCCCACCAGGAATAGCTCATGCCGACGATCCCGCCGAGGACCCTCGCGAGCCGAAGGTTCGCCGGCCCGTCCGCGAGGATCTGCCGGTGTGCCGCCTCGTGCGCGAGGAAAGCCACCTGGGTGAACAGGATGCCGAGAGCGGCGGCGATAAGGAGCTGGAACCAGCTGTCGCCCAACAGGAGGAAGCCCGTGATGCATACCGCGAAGCCGAGAGCCAGGGCACCGGCCACGAGGACATAGAAGACGGGTGCGCGATTCAGGAGGCCTGTTTCCCGCACCACCTGCGAAAGCCGGGTGTATGACTTCGCCATAGGCGGGAAATCGCCGGTGCCGGCATACGTCTGCCTGACAGGTCCAAGAGTGCCGGTGGAGGTCTGCACGGTGAGCGAGATGACGTTCTCCTGTCGATCGGAGCTGGCAGCCGCGGAAGCCAAAGGCGGATACCGAGCGCTGGATACGACGCTACGCGCCCCTCTATGCCGGGAGCTGAATACAGACCGCCTGTTCCGCCCCCGTGAGACCCGCACGATCCCCGTCCAGGGCCACGAGCTGGACGAGATCCAGGAGAAGATCGCGGCCGAGACCCCGGCCGGATGGGAGACGATCTCCGCCCCGGTGTCCATGTCGAAGCGGGACACGACCCTTACCGCGGAGGGGACGATCGCGCGGCGGGACGGACTACGGGAGGTCGAAGCGGAGGACATGGACGGGATCCTCGCCAAGGTCCCCGAGGGTTACCAGCTCCTCTCCGTCCGCGGGGCGTGAGTGCTGGCTGGCTAGACTGGGCGGGACCCGTCGCCCCTCGTCTCCAGGAGCATGCGTGACCACGCCTCGCACACCCGCAGAACACGTTCCCGACTCGGTCGCCAATGCGATCGCGACTCCGGAGAAGGAGCAGCCCTACGCGGCGCTGGGCCTCAAGGACGACGAGTACGCGAGGATCAAGGAGATCCTCGGCCGCCGCCCCACCTCGGGCGAGCTGGCGATGTACTCGGTGATGTGGTCGGAGCACTGCTCCTACAAGTCGAGCAAGCTCTACCTCAAGAGGTTCGGGCAGAAGGTCTCGGACGAGATGCGCGAGCGCCTCATGGTCGGGATGGGGCAGAACGCGGGCGTCATCGACGTCGGCGAGGGATGGGCGGTCACGTTCAAGGCGGAGAGTCACAACCACCCCTCGTTCATCGAGCCCTTCCAGGGCGCGGCGACGGGTGTGGGCGGCATCGTCCGCGACATCATCTCCATGGGCGCTCGCCCGGTCGCGGTCATGGACGCCCTGCGCTTCGGCGCGGCCGACGACCCCGACACGGCGCGGGTCGTGCACGGCGTCACCAGCGGCATCAGCTTCTACGGCAACTGCCTCGGTCTGCCGAACATCGGCGGCGAGACCGTGTTCGATGCCGTCTATCAGGCCAATCCGCTGGTCAACGCCCTGGCGGTGGGCGTGCTCCGGCACGAGGACCTCAAGCTCGCCAACGCGACGGGCCTAGGCAACAAGGTCGTCCTCTTCGCGGCGCGCACGGGGGGTGACGGGATCGGCGGCGCGTCGATCCTCGCCTCCGACTCCTTCGACGAGGCGGGGCCGACCAAGCGCCCCGCGGTGCAGGTCGGCGACCCCTTCGCCGAGAAGGTGCTCATCGAGTGCTGCCTGGAGCTGTACCGCGACGAGCTGGTCGAGGCGATCCAGGACCTCGGGGCTGCAGGCATCTCCTGCGCCACGAGCGAGCTCGCCGCCAACGGCAACAGCGGAATGCACGTCTCGCTCGACAACGTGCTCCTCCGCGACCCCTCGCTCACGGCCGAGGAGATCCTCATGTCGGAGTCGCAGGAGCGGATGATGGCCATCGTCTCGCCTGCGAAGCTCGACGCGTTCCTCGCCGTCACCGGCAAGTGGGAGGTGGAGACCTCCGTGCTCGGCGAGGTCACCGGCGACGGCCGTCTCGTCATCGACTGGCAGGGAGAGCGGATCGTCGACGTGGACCCGTCCACGGTCGCCGTCGACGGCCCGGTCTACGAGCGCCCCGTCGCCTACCCGACCTGGCTCGACGCCCTGCAGGCCGACAGTGCCGAGCTCCTCTCCCGCTCGAACGACCCCGCGGTCCTGCGTGAGCAGTTCCTCGCGCTCGTGAGCTCCCCCAACCTCGCCGACACGTCGTGGATCACGAACCAGTACGACTACTACGTGCTCGGCAACACGGCCCTCAGCTTCCCCGACGACGCCGGCATGATCCGCGTCGATGAGGAGTCGGGCCTCGGGTTCGCGATCGCGACCGACGCGAACGGCCGCTACTGCCAGCTCGACCCGTACGCGGGCGCACAGCTCGCCCTCGCCGAGGCCTACCGCAACGTCGCGGTCACCGGCGCCGTGCCCACTGCGGTCACCGACTGCCTGAACTTCGGCTCCCCGGAGAATCCCGAGGTCATGTGGCAGTTCGGTCAGACGGTGGACGGGCTCGCCGACGGCTGCTACGCCCTGGGCACCCCGGTCACGGGCGGGAACGTCTCGTTCTACAACCAGACCGGCGACGTGCCGATCCACCCCACTCCTCTCGTGGGCGTGCTCGGCCTCATCGACGACGTCTCGCGCCGCATACCCTCGGGATGGCAGGACGAGGGCCAGAACATCTATCTGCTCGGCGTGACGTCCACGGAGCTTTCCGGCTCCGCCTGGGCCGACACCGTGCACGACCACCTCGGCGGCCGCCCGCCGGCCGTCGACCTCGCCGCCGAGAAACGCCTGGCCGGTCTCATCGCCGCCGCACGCGACGAGTGGCTGGTCTCCAGTGCGCATGACCTCTCCGAGGGCGGCCTCGCGCAGGCCCTCGCCGAGGGCGTGATGCGCTTCGGCGTCGGCGCGCGCGTGTGGCTCACCGAGCTCATGGAGCGCGACGGCGTGGACGCCGCGACCGCCCTCTTCTCGGAGTCGACAGGGCGCGTGATCGTCACCGTCCCCCGCGAGGACGACGTGAAGTTCCGCGGCCTCTGCGAGGGGCGCGGCTATCCGGTGCTGCGGATCGGCGTGACCGACAGCGAGCCGACGCTCGAGGTGCAGGACGTCTTCACCGTCTCCGCCGCCGAGCTGCGCGAGACCTCGCGTGCCACGCTGCCGGCCCTGTTCGGGCCGACGGTGACCGAGCAGGTGCCCGCATGAGCGACGGTCTCAGCGAGGACTACGGCGACCTCGGCGAACGCCGCAATCGCCGGGTCCGCATCGTCGCCTGGGTGACGATCGTCTCACTCATCCTCGTCGGAGGCGGCGCGACCACCCTCGCCGTCCTCTTCGGCTGAGATAACTTCCCCCACCCACTTGACAGCACCCCAACTTGGTGTGTTAGAGTTGTGTCATGAGCAAGGGAGACAAGCTCCCGGCCAGACGGAAGGAATCCGACATGAGCACCACGATCCGCGCCCTCGCCGCCGAGTTCAACATGGAGGTCCACGGGCTGATCGCCTTCGCCCTCCCGATCTTCGAGGAGTACGAAGGCTACGACGCTGCGACCGGCCTCCCCGACGACACCGAGGTCACCCCCGAGGACGAGGCGTTCATCCGCGAATCATCGCGCGCTGACACAGCAAGAGACCCCGCCCTGGAGATTCAGGGCGGGGTCTCTTCTAGACGGAAGGGCACACTGAATGGACGAGCTGCGCATGACGGGCGCGGAGATCGCCGCCACCAGGCACCTGCTCGGGCTCTCTCAGGCGGAGCTTGCCGCCGATCTCGGCGTGAACCGGCACGCGGTGAAAGACTGGGAGTCGGGACGGTTCACCGCCCGCCCCGGCGTCATCTCCGACCTCGTCGCGCTCCGCGAACGCCACGACAAGGAGGCGGCACGCCTCATCGTGGGCGCCCAGGATGGTGTGCCGATCGAGCTGCCCCGTGGGCCTCGTCCCGCGGGCTGGTATCTCGCGCTCGGTGCCCGGGTGATCGACGCCGTCCCCGACGCGATGCTCTCCTGGGCGGAGGCGTGATACTCCCTCCCTACGGGTCCCCGATCGACGAAGGCAGGTACGGGATCCTCGACCGCGACGACGACGGCCGCCCCCTCTGCCACGTCTGCGGTGACGCCCGCGACCAGCTCGCGACCCACGCCCGTCAGACGCACGGGATCACCGCCGCCGAGTACCGCGACCGGTACGGGCTCGGCGCGACGACCCGGCTCGTGTCCACCGCCGCATCCGCACGGATGCGTGCCGCATGGGATCGGCATGCCGACCAGCACCTCGCTGCGCTCGACGAGCACCGCGACCCGGCCGCCGCCGCGGCTCGCTCCCGCGCCCACACGAAGGACGCGCCCTGGGCTCCCGAGGTCCGCGCCCGCCGACAGCAGACCGGCCGAGCCACCCGGACACCTGACCTCACCCCGGAGCAGGTCGCGACGCTCGGCGACGGCGTCGACCTGCAAGCATGGGCAGACGCCGCCCGCGCCCTCCTCTCCAGAGGCGCCTCGCAGATGGCTATCGCCCGCGCGTGCGACATCGCTCCCGCGACCGTCGCGCAACGCCTCCGCCGCTACCCGCCACACCGCCCCTAGCACCACGACGACGAGTCGGATCAACTGCCAAGCACCTTCCGTCAGTGCCGACGCGCTGATGAAAGACCCCGCACCCTCCCGAAGGAAAGGTGCGGGGTCCTCGCGTTTGGCAGTCAGTCCTCTGCCGTGTCCCGCTTCTTCTTGGTGTACCAGCGCTGGCTTACGAACGTGATGACGTAGACCGCCACGAAGCCTCCGATGTTCCACCAGGTGATCGGGTTTCCCGAAAACAGGGGCACCAGCAGGACGAACAGCGCGATCAGCGTATTGATGGCGAGGCGCGCAAGTAGTGAGTCCATGGTCCAGTTACCTCCTGCAATTGACGGCAGTCGCGTTGATGGTGCCCCATCCGACCTGCGGGTTGGTGATCACGATCCAGGGGTAGTTGATGGCAACGCAACGCCCCTCACTATTCGCCTGCTGAATCGGATCGATAACCCTGAAGTAGGCCGTCGCGAGTGCCACGCCACACGCCAGGGCGGCCGGACCCGGGAGCGAACCGCAGGCAACGCCAGCGAGCACCTGTGGTCCTTGGTTGTTGGAGATCACGTTAGCCGCCCACTGCGTCTCCGAACGCGTGAACTGCACATAGTAGCCCCACCATTCAGCCCCGAGATCGGGATCGGCAGTCACAGGGAAAGCCGTTTCCGCTGTGAAGCCGACGGTCTGGACCAGGTCAGCACCCTCAAGGTGGAACCTGGTGGGCACCGCTTCACCCTTCGCGTCGACAGCCCACGGAGCACGGAACCCGCTGACTGCCTGGCCGTTGGCGTCCGAGATGATCACGGACCCATCGTCGAACACGGCGGCCTGGCCGCCCTCGGGGAGGTTTAACGGGAACCTGTACTCCTTCGGTGCGGAGGCATCAGGGATCTGGATGAGGGTCTGCACGCCGTCGTCGGTCGCGAAACTGCTCACCGTCGAGCCCTGCTCCCGAGTGGGCAACAGCGGGGCTCCCTCGCCGCGGAACAAGGCCGTTGGAACCGAACTAGTATCGATCGCCTCCGACGTGGCGTCCCCCGGAAGTTGGATCGACACCTGCGTTCCAGCCGCAGCGTCAATCGTGACTTGCTGTGCACGCTCATCGACGCTAACCCCGCTGTCGTCCGCTGCGGTCGCGGGAACAGCCTGCGAAAGGCTGGCAGCCACCAATGCCGCCACGCCGACCACTACGGCTGAGCCTGGTCTCTTGATCAATCTCACTTGTTCCCCCGATCCCACATGGGTTGTTAGACGGTGTCCAGAACGCTACCCGCGATCGAGATACACGTGTATCCCCCTTTTGGGGGACACGCACGCGAACAAGCGTGAACGACGAAAGACCCCGCACCCTCCCGGAGGAGAGTGCGGGGTCTTCGTGCGATGTTAAGCTGCTCGCAGGATCGCGACGGCCTGGCACCCGCGTATGAGGGTGCGGTCTCAAGACCAGGCAAGACGCCCGCTAGAATCATGTGATCTGGCGGGCTTCGCTGTTAATATCAGGACATGGACCGCACGACCTTCCTCTACGGCGTGATCGCGATTCTCGGCGCGGTCTACCTCGTCGCGGATACCCACCCGATCGTTAAGGTGCTTGCTCTGGTCCTGGCGCTGGTGGGACTGGTGGGAGTGTGGGTTCTGTGCGTCGTTCCTCCTGAACCGACCGCACCGTCTCATCGAGAATCCGCTCAAGATCCTCGGCGCTAACCCCCTGCTCCTGCGGCCTCAGAGAAACCAAGAGGAGCAGAATGCTGACGAGGAGCGCGGCAAGCGGCGTCGCCCCTTTGAGTTCCTCAGAGCGCAGGAATTTGGCAACTTTGCTCATCAGCGATGGGGCTTCACGCTCCAGGCTCTGCTCGACCCGCTTCACGACCTTCTCCGGGTCGCCTTCCGGGCGGGCGAGCTCCTCCTGCGCCCAGGCGAGGACCGTCGCTAGCCTGCGCTGAGCCGCGACGGTCGGGGTGAACAAGATCGTCTCCCCGTCACGCATGACATAGCGCCCCTCAAGGACCGGCGACTCCCGATCGCACACCGGACAGCGGGCGGAGGAGTTCGTGATCGTTACGTTCGCAGCCCCAGGCCCCGAGACGAACGAGTCGTTGGTGAAGACACCATGGTCCGGACATTCCGCGAGCACTGACCCCATAGCGTCACAGCATACGACGAACGCCCCCTCCACCCAGACGGGCAGAGGGGGCGTTTGATCGTTCGTGCAGGTCAGCGGAGATCGCGGCGGAGGGTGCCGGTTCCGGCGTTCACGGTGCGCTCGACCTTCGCCGCGGTGCTGCGGGTGAGCATGGCGTACGAGGCCTGCGCGACGAGGATCGCGAGGAGCACCAGCACCGGCCACGCCGGGACCATGTCGCCCGTGTACACGTAGTAGAACGCCAGCACGGCGCCGGTTAGGGCCAGGGCGAGCACGATCGACAGGGCCCGCTTCACCCACGGCCGCCACGACGGGCGCTGGATGAGAGCCTGCAGATATGGGGCGACGAGGGCGAGCAGGGTGAGCACGCCGGCGGGGATGGTGGGCAGGGTGATGTCCATAGGGAGTCCTATCGTGGGAGGCCTTCGGGCCAGGGCGGGAGGGGAATGCCGTGCTCGGCCATGTGGTCGCGCTGCACGCCGATGAACGACCGGTAGGCGCGGTTCTCGGTCTCGAGCGCGTCGAGTCTGGCGTCGGTGCGCTCCCGGTAGCGGGCGAGCTCTTCCTGTAGCTGGTCGATGAGGCGGTCCTGCGCGTTCGTCTCCGCGGAGACTTCGGCGACCTGCGCGTCGCGCTGGGATTTCCGGTCGGCGATCGCGTGGCCGACGACGGCGCCGACGGCGCCGAGGATCAGCCCGGCGCCCGTGCCGACCGCGGTGACGAGCGCTGCGACGTCCGCGGGGTTCATGCCGGGACGGCGATCTTCTGCGCGGTGGCGAGGACGTCGTCGAGGGTCTTCTGCGCGGCGGACTGCGCGGCCCGCTGCACCTCGCCTTCGGCGACCTGCCGGGACCAATAGCGGCCGTTTGCGCCGTTGCCCGCGCCGCGGAGGACGGCGTCGACGGCGTCCCAGTGGATGCCCTGGGTCAGCAGCAGCACGGTCAGACCCTGGTTGTCGAGCTCCCGGCGGGGCCCGTACAGGGCCTCGGCGGTGCCGAGCTGGGCCACGTCGGGGATGTGGTAGATCCGCTCATAGCCGACGGCGAAGCAGTGCTCACCATTCCAGCGGTAGACAATCATGTCGTCCTCCTCAGACTTCACAAGGGCAGGGGTGGGTCGGGGGTAGGCGGGGCGTACACGGGCACGTCGAAGATCGATTCGGTCCAGCCGAGGTATTCCCGACCGATCTGCGCTTCGCGCTCGTCGATGGTGGTGACGCCGACGACACCCCAGGAGGGCCAGTCGGTGGCGACGACCCGGCCACCGCCGAGACTGATCACGACATCCCCGTCGGCGTTGCCGTCGTACCGGCGTCCCCACCAGACAGGGACACCCGGGGGTGGGTTCCGGTCGCCGGGGTGCTGCCCGTCCGACCGCTCCCACCCGACCGTCGCGGTCGGCGCGGACCTGTCCGTGCGGGCACCATGCGCCTTGTACGCCTGCCAGACGTAGTGCAGGCAGAATCCCGGATTGATCCCCCAGCCGTAGCCGAGAAGGGTCTGCGCGGCGGCCTGACCATCGATCATGAGCAGTGTCCTTTCACGACGAAGCCCTGCACGATGGCGGGGCGGTGTTGGAAGTCGCGTTGGCAGGTGTGATCAGCAATCCGCGGTCCAGGGCCTCGGCGATGAGATGAACTCTCAGCGTGTCCTGCCGGGCGAGGCGTAGCGCTTCCTGGGTGCGGATGAGTTCGAACGAGACCTCCACGAATCGCCACACGATCAGCGGGTACACCGCGCCCAGGACATCCCCGGCCGCCACGTGTCCGACCGCGGCAACGGCGGAGACGGTCCACCCCAAGACCCGCACCCATGTGGGCAGTGTCTTCACCATCGCTCCCTCTCCTCTACTTCTGGGCACTGGATCGAGCACTGCGCTACTCAGCCGAGCTTCAAGATCCCACCTGCGCGGGAGGGGCTTCACCTGGTGGGCGTCCATCGCATCTCCTCACTACGGAAGGGCGGGCAGTTTTTCGAGGTGCCCAGCTCGGCGGGATCACCCGCGGGTGTAGAGACCCCGTTCGAGCCCACGCCACTGCTGTTGTTGACCTTGACGAGGACGTTTCCGGGGGTGCCGGTGGGCATGGTCGCGGTGATCTGGGTGGCGGTGGTGGAGAGGATCGTCGCCGGAGTGCCCCCGACGGAGACCTGTTGGGCTCCGGTGAGGCCGCGTCCGGTGATGGTGATGGTCGCCCCGGCACCGGCCCCAGTGGGGGTGATGCTGTCGATGATCGCCGGAGTGAACGTCGCCCCCGTATACAGCGACTTCCACTGGGAGCCGTTGCAGACCGCGGGACCCACACCGAGCCCGACGAGCCCGGAGGCGTTGCTGTTCCAGCAGGCGGCCCCGGCTGTGGGGATCACGGTGGTGACGTCGATGGGGAGGGTCGGGTCGGAGACCGTCACTCCCACGTCGTACCCGCCACGGGCCAGGACGCTCCCGGCCGGCATGCGGATCGCCCCATGGATCTCCGACCCCACCACAGACGGGTCAAGGAAGGTGATCTTCCCGCCCGCCTCGCTGGCTGCGGTGACGTTGGAGAGGTAGGCCTTGGTGGGTCCGGCGGTGGAGAGGATGCGACCCCCGGTGGGGTGGGTGAGGGCGACATCCTGCATCCGCACCACCATCGCCCCCCTGACCCGGCTGTTGTTCTCCGTCTGGACGACGTTCGTCGGGGACTCCACATCCTGGAGGGTGAGGCGGGCGATCGGCCCACGAATGTGCACGATGCCCCGAGACCCTGCCTCCCCGCGCGCTTTGGTGACGGACAGGTCCGTGATCGACCCCTGCGCCGCACCGACGTACGCGACCGTCCCACCCGGTCCCGGACCCGCCCCGGGCGGTACACCCAGAGATCCTGACCACCCCAAGCGGAGCATCCGCGTAGAGCGCGTGCGTCTGACCGCCATTCCCGATCCCGACCCCGGCGAGGGGCCGGTTATGGATGTTCTCGACGACCAGGTTGTCGACCTTCACGCCGCGGGACCCGTCGAGGATGTGCACCAGACCCCCATCACTGGTGGACTGGCGGTTCACGGAGGAGTTGCGGATGGTGACGTTGCGGGCGTCGCAGCCGGACACGATACCGAGACCGCCCAGACCACCCGCACCAGACCCCTGGAAATACAGCAGACCCTCCGACGCGCCCGCCGTGGAGTGCTCGGCGGGCACGATCACATGCACATCCTCGAAAAGAATGTTCGTGGCTGTGGTGTCGCCGACCTCGTCACCGCGGATGCACAGCGGCCGTGTCCGGGTCGTGCCGCTCACGCCACGGACCTGGACATTCCTCACTTCGGTATTAGTGCCGGAGATGAGCTTGAACGCGGCGAGGGAGCCGTCCGGGTAGATGCCGGACGCTTCGACGCCGACGACATCCCCGATCACATCCCCGTACGGGTACCAGTCGGTCGCGGTGATGGCGAGCATGTCGTCATGGGTCTTCCCATACAGCCCGGAGACAGTGCCACCGGACGCGGGACCCTGGACGTGCACGCCATCCGACCAGGAATCGAAGTGGATGTCGCGGACATCCCACCGCTGCACATCCCCCAGCGAGATCGCGTACTTCCCCGCCTTGGAGAGGATGGTCAGGCCGTGGAGTTTCAGGCCGCGGACGCGACGAGCACGGAGCACATGCGTGTGCCACCGCACCCCCGGAGAATTGCCTTTGTCCCAGACGCCGCCGATGACCTCCACATCCTGCGCAATGTCGTACACCTCCGCCACACCGCCGTCACAAGGTGAGAGCGATGGCACGGCCCCACATCCGCGGAGGTCAGACCCAGCGACGCAGACGACACCCGCACCAGCCCAGAGGCCGTCGTCCCCGGGACGGTCGTCGCATCAGACACACCCGTCCGCAACGGGGCCACCTGGCCGATGTGCGCGAGATTCGACGTAGACCCGGGGGCGAGACGGATCGTCGCCCCACGGCAGTCCAGAGTCGTGCGCGACAGGACCTCCACCGCCGACGACACCAGGAAATCACCCACCAGCGTCACCCGACGACGCTCCCCAAAAGGCGCCGGTTCGGACAACGCCGCATTTACCAGGGCCGTGGCATCCACGGCAGCTCCCGGGGACGTGATCACACGGTCGAAACCTCTGGAAAGAGCGGAGTTCGTCTCGGACGGGCCGGCCACGAGTTCCGCTGTCGCCTCGTCCGCGGGCACCCCGTTCTGGCCGGGAAGGCCTCGATCTCCCTGATCGCCCTTCTCGCCTTTGGCTCCTTGAGGCCCGGGGATGCCCATGGTTCGGCGGTCGAAGGTCTGCATGATGGCCTCCCCTACTTCGCGCGGATGATGAACTGCAGAGCCAGATAGGGCTGCAGGTTGTTGTGCGGCTGGCCGAGTCCGGATTCCTCGGTCTGACGGCCTGCTGGGTAGTCGCCGTCCTCACCAGCCGTCTTCAGCCATGTGCCGTCCTCAGGGGTCCACACGCCGGTGTTCCCTCCCTTGGAGACGACCACGTTCCAGAAGTGCTCGACGTGCTTGTGGGCGCCGTTCTCCTGCCAGGTCAGGGAATGTGCCTTCTCCCCGCCGGTGCGGCCGGGCGCTTCGAACTCCGGCTGGTTGACGTCGACGCCGACGGGAAACGCGACCGCGGAGGTCAGGAACGTTGAACGTCGTTCCCCCGTTCCCGGACCCGAAAGTGGTGCCGATCAGAGTGAAGAGAGTCGGGAAGGCGGCACGGGAGACGGCGCGTCCGTCGAGGAGTACCCACCCGTCCGGGGCCGGCCCGGCAAGCCACATCATCACGGTGCCGACGGGGACGGACGGCTCGGCCGGCTCGGGGTCGGGATCCGGGTTCACGGTCTCGTTCACGGTTCCTGCCTCCAGGTGAAAGTGGCCATCGCCGAGGCGCTCGGTGTGACCATCGGGTGCGGTGACGTTGACGGCCCAGGCCCCGCCGGCGCGGGTTGCCCAGACCGGGGCGGCGAGGTCGTCACGGCGGACGGTCATCGTGGTGACGCCGTTCGCGGACGGGACGGCAGGGAGCTTCGCCCAGAGCTCGCCGTCTGGGGACCACAGCTCAAGTTCACCGGTCCACCCGGTGAGATCCTTCGGGGCGAAGGCGGCCCCGTCGGAGGAGTTCTCCCAGTTGATGCCCCACACGTTGGTGGTGCCGCGGTACAGGATGACGTCGCCTCGTGCAACGTGCTCGCTCAGTGCGCCCACAGGTTGCCCCCTTTCGGTCAGATGCGGGAAAAGCCCGCGACGACGCTGAGCGACGCCTTGTTCGATGAGGTGATGGCCGAATACGGAGTGCCGCGGGCTTGAAGCTCGACCGTGACTTCCCCAGCAAGACCGGCGATCTCCCGCACGAAGGCGGGGTACGCGGTGCACCGCTGGTACTGGACGCCGGGCGGCTCCATTGCGCCGACCTTCACGCCTGACTCGACGCCGTTGATGACGATGCGGGTATCGAACGCCGACCGGCCGAACTCCGAGATTGTTGTGAGAGCCGTCACATCGGCGTTCACAGATACGACGACCCGGGTCTTGTCTGCCGGCCGCGGGATCGTGGTCGACGCGACGGTCTTCCACGTGCCCGGGTCGGTCAGCGACCATCCGTCAGTATCGACTTGGCGGCCGTCATTCCATGGCATCCGCAGCACCAGGTCAAGGATCTGCTGGACCATCGCCATGAGCTTGCGGAGGCCCTGCGCCGGTTGCGACCCATTCGCGGCCAGCGCCTCCCGGTTGACTCGCTCCGCTTCCTCTTGCCGTCGGCGGGCTACAGCGATCGGATCATTCGTGGGCTTAAGCAAGGTCGTTCTCCCTCGGGAAGGCATGCACGGTCTGCCAGGCGGTGCGGTCCCGGGACACGGACACGACGATCAGCGGGACCGTCCGGTCCCCGAGGTACCGGTCCTGGACGGTGAGGTCCGCCCAGTCCCCGACCCGCACGTCGTACCCCGAGGCGACCTTCAGCTCGTAGCTCTCCGGGAGGGTGGAGCCGTCGGTGACGAGCTGGTCGGTGTAGCCGCGGAGCGTGTCCAGCAGCGACACCGTCGTGTGGCTCTTGTCGGCCACCTGCAGCACCGGCCACCCGTCCGCCGTGAGCACCCCGGATCGGGAGCGGGAGACGAGGAGGATGTCTTCGTTGCGTCCGCCGACGCCGTAGGCCTCGGTCGCCATGGACTCGCCGTCCTCGTCGACCGACACGACCTGCACCCGCTGCCCGGGCGCGGGCTGCACCCACGACCACAGGACCGGACTCGGGTCCGTCTCGTACCGCAGCCGCAGATACCCGTCGGCGGGACGGAGGTACCCGGGGAAGCGAATCAGCGGCCCGCCTTCGACGTTGCCGAGGTCGCGGAGCCGGTCGTAGACGGTCGCGAAGTCCCAGCACTGGTACGTGCGGACATGCACGCCTGCTTCCCCGCCGGGAGGGTCGATCAGCAGCTGACCGAACTCCAAGCTCTCGCGGATGAGTGCGGCGCCGATCCCGGCGAGCGACTGCCCCGCGACTTGGAGCACCCACTCGGGGGCCGGGTTGTCCTCGTCGATCAGGACCTCACCGTCACGCCAAGAGGTGCGCAGCAGGCGGTTCATGACGAGGCGTTTCCGCCACAGCGCCCACCCGTCGCCCGCGTCCACCTTCAGAGTGAGACCAGACCAGTTGCGGGACAGGATAGGGCCGGCAAACCGCACCTCACCCTGGTCATCGATCACGGCGACCGAATGCAGCCAGGGGCGCAGCTTCCGCCGCGCCTTCCATGCTGCGATGATCCGATGCCACCGGATGCTGAGCCCGAGCTTCCCGTCCTCGTTCCACCCGAAGTTGTACGTCAGGTCGGTGTAGGGGATCCGGTTGTTTCCCTCCACCGGGCGGCCGTCGATCGTGTAGAAGACCCTTACTTCCATCCTGACGCCACCCCTACCTTCACGTCTCCGTCGCACTCGACCCGGAGAGTCGTGTCCCCCGGTGGGAGACGGAAGATCTGCGCCCATACGAGCGTCCCCGTCTCCGCCCATAGGAGAGCGGGAAGCTGTCTCTGAAGTCCCAAGACGAGGCCGCGGGCGTTGCCCTGCCAGCGGACCCGCCTTTCCCGGCACTTGTACGTCCAGCACCGTCAGCTCGCCGGCCACCTCGAACCGCGGGAAGACGTCCCCCGTGCCCTCGTTCCTCACGACCACGGACGGACCCGTGACAGGGATGTCGAGCCGTGGCCCGTACTTCAGCGGGTCCGGGCAGGTGATGATCAGCGTGAACAGGAACCGGCCGTCGGTGCGGCGCTCGTGGACGGGGATCGCGGACACGAATCCCTCCGCCGAGCGGGGACCGGCGGCGTCCTCCACCGTCAGCAAGATTGGCTCCCCGATGAGCGCCGCGAGCCGATCCGCGAACAAGGATGCCGAGATCGACGACCCGTGACGCAGTGCCGCGTAGAATCCCCGAACCGTCACAATCCGAGACGTCAGAGTGATCGCGTCCGGGGCGTAGGAGCCGTGATCACCGGGTATCGACGGTGCCTCGTACTCCGGCGCGACTCCGTTGTGCCATCCGTCCAGGCCGTCCTTGAGGAGGCCGCACACGGCCCCCTGGGAAGGCCACCAGTTCAGCCAGGAACCGTCCACGAGCGAGAACGCCATGTGCGGCGCCCGGGTGGGAGTGATCGTGACCAGCATCAGCTCTCACCCCCACCCAGACCGCCAGACGGACGCCGGAACAACTCGAACGCCTCCCGAGCCGCAGCGCGCGGATCCGAGTTGTACGAGTTGAAGGTCAGCGACCCTGGTGTTGCACCGCTGGTCGCGGTGGCTGCCGGGGCTGCCTTCTCGGTCCTGGTGGATGTCGCGGCGACGTTCACCGCGGCCGTCGTCATCGCCGCCTGCGCCCGCTGTGACGCGGCCGCTGCCGCGTTCGGCGAGCGAATCACCGAACGAGGGCGCTTCCGAGCGCGCCCCGTCGATGAACTGCTCCATGGTGGCCGCGCCCGACGTTCTTCAGCTGCCTCCACCCGGGGGCGGACAGCGGGCCGCGCTTCGCAGGCGAATTCGGGAAGAAGTCGAGAATGCCGCCGAGGACCGTCCCGACCGCGTCACCGACCGCGCCGACCATGCTGAAGAAGCCGTCGATGACGCCCTGGATGATCTCAGCGCCGAGGCGAGCCAGTCCACGTTCGCCAGCCCATCCCAGATCGCGCGGACGATCTGGGGCAGCATCCGGATGATCTGCGGGATCGCCCGGACCAGGCCGACGGCGAGCGCGACGATCAGCTCTATCCCGGCTTGGATCAGCTGAGGGAGCATCTGCAGCAGCCCGGCGACGAGCTCGAGCACGAGGGTGATCGCGGCCTGGATCAGCTGAGGCAGTGCGCCGATCAGCCCGGTCACCAGGGAGAGCAGGAGCTGGATGCCGGCCTCGATGATGAGCGGCAAGGTTTGGCGACCAGTGCCTGTGCGAGCCCCGAGGACGAGCTGCAGGGCGCCGAGGATCAGCTGGGGCAGTGCGACGATCAGGCCCTGTACGAGGGCCATCAGCAGCTGCACGCCGCCCTGGATGATCAGCGGCAGTGACTGCACGATCGCGGTCAGCAGACCGGTCACGAGCTTCAGCGCGCCCGCGACGAGCAGCGGGAGCGCGGTGACGATGCCCTGCACGAGGGCGGTCACGAGCGAGATCGCCGCTTGGATGATCAGCGGCAGGTTCGCGACCACCCCGGCGATAAGCCCTTCGAGGAGGGTGAGCGCGCCGGTCGCGAGCGTCGGCAGTGCGACGACGAGCCCCTGCACGAGGGCGGTCACGATCCCGGTCGCCGCGCCGATGAGCAGCGGCACCTGGCCGAGGATCGACGAGACGATCTCCGGCACCACGGATGCGAACTGCGTCACCATGCCGGGCAGGGCAGCGGAGACCTTCTCGATGATCCCGGTGAAGCTGGCCACCAGGGCGCCCGCGTCGCCGCCGGACAGGACGAATCCGCCCAGCGCCGCAGCGACGATCCCCAGCGGGGAGCCGAGCGCCGCGAGCGCCCCGCCCAGGCCGGGCAGGAGCGACGCGAGCGGGCCGAGGCGGGCGAGGACGCCCGCGAGCCCGCCTGCACCGAGCGCGGCGAACGCGCCGGTCAGCGGGCCGAGGAGGCTCTTCATCTCCCCGAACTTCGACACGACCGTGGAGGTCCCGTCGCCGATCCGGGAGAAGAAGTCGGTGAGCCGGTCCATGATCGGTCCGGCGAACTCGTTCAGCGCCGCCCCGACGGACTTCGCCTTCTCCTCGACCGGACCGAGGGCCTTCGTGATCGACGCGATGAGCGGCCCGATCTTGGAGTAGAAGGTGCCCTCGCCGATGCCGCCGAGCGCGTTCGCGCCGATGCGGCCGAGTGAGGCGAGGAAGTTCTTCGACGCGCCGGGGATGGTCTTGCCCATCTCCTCCGCGACCGTGCCCGCCGCGGCGGTCGCCGCCCGCGAGAACGTCTCGAAGTCGACCTTCCCCTCGGAGGCCATCTTGAAGACCTCGCCGGCGGTGACGCCCATCTGCTCGGCGAGCTTCTGGTAGATCGGGATGCCCTTGTCGGCGAGCTGGCTGATGACGTCGTTCTGGACGCCGTTCGCCTGGGTCGCGGCTTTGTTGAAGATCGAGCCCATCTCCTGCATGGAGATGCCCGCCGCGCTGGCGTTGTTCGCGATGTTCTTCAGGTGGCCCTGCAGCGCCTCGCCGGGACGGATCCCTGCGGCGACGGCCGACGCGGCGACGGTGGCCGCCTCGCCGAGACCGAACGCGGTTCCCTTCACCGACGCAGTTGCGTCGGTCATGATCGCTGTCACACTCTCGGCGTCGTTTCCGAGACCGCGGAGCTTCGCCTGGGCGGTGTCGATCGCGGTCAGACGAGAAAAGCCCTTACCGAATGCGACACCGATCGCGGTGGCGGCAAGGCCGACCGCGGTCGTCGCGGTGGACTGGATGCCCGCGCCGAGCGCTGCCCCCGCCTTCGCACCGACCGCCGCAACAGTGGAGACGACCGACGACAGTCCCCTCCCGACCGCGGCACCGACACCGCTGAGCGCGGGACCGACCGATGCGGCGATGTTCGAGAGCGCCGGGCCGACCGTCTGCCCGATCTTCGAGAACAGCCCCGTGACTTGAGTCGTGACCGGAGACAGCCAGGTTGAGACCTGCGACCCGAGGCGCACGAACGGCGATGCCAGGAGAGTCCCGGCGGACGCCACATACTGCAGTGTCGGAGCGAGCGCGCCCCGCACAGTTGCCCCGACCCCACCCAGCCAAGACCGGGTTCCGGCCCACGCCTTCGCCAGCCCGCCGCCGACCATCGTGGCCATCGACGTGAACGCGGTCGAGACCTGCCCGGCGACCAGACGGGACAGTTTGGTGACACCAGTGACGTCGAGAACAGCGCGGGTGAGGCCAGCCAGTGATCCGGCGACGCCCGTGAACGCGGACTGCGCTGCGCGCGCATCCTTCCACCCAGCGCGGAGGTTGGACAGCATCGAACCCAGCCCGCCCGACGCGGCCGACGACGAGGCAGCCATCGCGGCCTGAGCGGTACGGAGAGACTCCTGCGCGCGCTGCAGCCGGGCGGTCGCAGCGGCCACGGCGTCTGCGGACGCGGCCTGGTTGCGGCGGGCGGACGCAAGCCGCTCCTCGGCGGCGATCGCCTGGGCGGACTCCGCCCCGGACTTCGCGATCGCCTCCGCGAGGCGGGCTTCCGCGACCCGCACCCGGCCGGCGTCGTCCTGCTGACGCAGACGGGTCTTCGACAGCGCGGCCGACGCCGACGCAACATCACGGGTGAGGGTCTTCAGCTCGTCGGCGGCCAGACCGCTCGCACCCTTCGACAGGGCGGACTTCATGTCCCGGCCGAGAGCGGACCCGGCACGGGTGCCGGCGCCCTTGAAGCCACGCTCGAAGGACTTCGCGCCGTCATCGGCGGCGCCCTTGACCTCCTTCGCGACACGGCTCTTGAAGCCGGTCATCACCGGGAAGATGCTGACGTGCCCGGAACCGACCTCGCTGGACATGGGCACCTCCCCGGTGATCAGGTGAAGACGATGGACTCCGCGAGGGCGGCCTCGGCCTCAGCGATCTCATCCGGTGTGGGCTGCCCGGCACGGTCCTCGGCCATCTGCCACGGCATCAGCCGCGCCTCGGTGGCCTTCTTCCCGAACTGGGCGACCACGCTGAGGAGGTCGAGAGTGGACGCCGGGTAGGCCCATCCGGCGAGTTCGGCGCCGAGAGCGGTCGACGGGTCCGCAGCTGCCTCCTCGAGCAGGAGCTTCGCCTCGCCCCAGGACAGGCCGTCGCCCAGATCCGACAGGCCGACCCCGAAGGTCTCCCGCAACGTGCGGGCGACTGTGCGTCGGTGCTCTCGGACGGTCTGGGCGACGGCGATCATTCCGGGCGTGTGGCCCCCTGGATGCGCCCCAGGACGTCGAAGTACTTCGTTGCCATGTGTACGACATCAGAGATGTCTTGGCGGCTCAGAGCGCGGACGTTCTCTTCGCCTCCCATAACGCGGATCAGGGAGCGGAACTGGTCGACCTCGTTCGCGTACTCAGCTTGCAGGGCGTCGACGTCGTCGAGCGTCAGCGCGAGGGATGCCTTGACGATCGTCCCATCGTAGAAGCGTCCGACGAATGTTCGTTCGACGATGATGTACTTCACATCCGGCGCAATTGCCGCGATGGCCTTTGCCTCATCGTCCTCGGTCCAGCTGTCGAAGTCGTACTCGACCGCGGCCTTCTTGGTGGTGCTCGCCATGGTGGCGCTCCTTTCGGGTTCTCGGGTTCGGGTGTGGTGGGCTGGCCGGGGCGACCCGATAGCACCCCGGCCAGCCGGTCATCAGGCTGCGGGACCGGTCTTCCAGTCCGTGCCGTCCCACGACACCTGGGCGGCGTTGCCGAGCACGACGTACTCCCCCGTCGCCCACGCGGTGGTCTGCCCGAGTGGGCCGAGAGCGCGCAGCGCGGTGATGTTCGCCGGCGGGGTCGCACCGACCGGGGTGAACGCGCCCGGGGTGCCCGGGGTCACACCGGTCGGGGTGATCGGGGCGCCGTCGGGGCCGACGATGGCCTGCCAGAACGGGGCGCCATTGAACAGGTCGTCCTCCAGCCAGGTGAAGGTCACCGCGGCGCCTTCGACGGATCCGCGCTCGGCCCGGTCGGGCTCGACGGCGCTGACGAACGCAACGCCGTTGCGACGCTTCTCCGTCTTGTTCCGATACCGGATCGCGTCGAACAGGAGGAACCGGTTATCCGGCAGCGACGAGGACACCTCGATCACGCCGTTCTCGTCGGGCTCCTGCCCCTCGATCAGCAGCAGCACGTTTGGGTTGTGCTCCGCCAGGGTGTACTGGACGGTACGGGTGCCCTCACCGGCGAGCTTGTAGCCCTGCTGGAAGAACTCGATCGCGTCGCCAGTCTCGCGGCCATCCTGCGGGCCACCGTCGGACTTGTACAGGCCGAGGGTCCGGTAGGCCGCCGGGAGGACCAGGGGGCGCGCGGCGAGCTGCGCCTTGGTGAGGACGTTCGACGGGTCCAGCGGGGCGAACGCCGCCCGTCCCGTGATCGGAACGCCAACGGCGCTGAGGTCGTTGCCCTGCGCATCTGCGGTCATGTGTGTGCTCTCCTCATGAGAAAGCCCCCGACCGTGCGGGGGCGATGGGTGTTCGGATGGCTCACCACGAGCCGGAGGCGACGTACTGTCCGGTCAGATACCGGCGGGCGACGTCGATGGTGTCGGGTACCGCGTACGGGCCCCGACATCCGTCGAAGACCACCGCGGCGATCGGGCTCCCCTCGATGAGCGGGAGCTCGTGGTCGTGAACGATCGACGCCACCACGCGGGCGAGGTCGTTCGCGGGCTTGTCGTTCTGCTTCGTCCCAGCCAGGACCGTGAAGCCGACCGACCGGTCGAACGTGGTCCAGTCGCGCCGGTCGCCGGAGTCGTCACGGACGACGATCAACGGCCGGCGCAGCGGGACGCGCAGGTTGTCGGGCTCCTTGTTACCGACCTCGGCGTCCACGCCCGCCGCGCGCACCTCGGCGCGCAGCAGGGCCGTGAACCACTCCTCGAGGTCCGGCGGTGCGACTCTCATGAGCGCCGCCTCTTCACAGAGCGGGCGAGGTTCCCGGTCCTCGACTCGATGAGCAGGGTCTTCTCGTCGGAGCCGACGACCATCGCCGTCTCCCGCGACCGCCCCTGCCGGTGCTCGATATGCAGACCGTCCCGGTAGGCGCCGGTGTCCACGGGTGCGGAGGCCTTCGCATCCGCCAGGGTCTCCTCCGCGACACCGTCCACGAGCGCGCGGACCTTGGGGGTACGCATGATCTGGTCGAACCAGGTCGGGTTCGGTGTGAACGCGTCAGCCATTAGCCCACCGCCTCCATCACCCGGACGAACCGGTGCCGCCGGCGCCCCGTGAACGGGTTCATCGGCGCCGAGGGGAATCCCTCGACCGTCCAGACTCGGGAGCCCTGGACGATCCGGTCCCCGCGCTCCACATCGGCATTGGGGTCCCAGAGCACCAGCAGCTCCCGGCTGACAGCCTTCTTCCGGACGGCGTCGTACTCCTCGGTCGAGGAGGCCGGGTCGAAGAACCCATCCAGCGGAAGCTCCTCAGGGGCCGTCCAGTCCTCGACGGTCGAGTCGGGGTTGTACGGGTCAGGGGCGCGTGCCGCCCGCTGTCGGACGAACGAGTCCAGGTGCATCAGTACGTCTCCGTCCACACGCGGGCCGACAGGGCGCTCTTTCGGGAAAGGACCCTGCCGGGTGCCTTCCGCCGACGCCTGCACGGGCGGCACGGCGCCGCACAGGGCGCGCAGCGACGCACGGTCGTCGTCGGTGAACGCCGACCCGACCTCATAGGAGACCCGCGCCGAGGCGACGCCCTCCGAGCGCACGTTCCGGGCGCCCCGGGTCAGCACCTCCTCGTACACGTTCCTGAGGATCGCGAGGGCGTCCTTCCGCCTGTCCGAGTCTTCGGGGAGGGAGTCGAGGCAGGGGGCGATGGTGCGTGCCAAGACGAGCACGCGCCGTGCGGCGCCGTCGTCCGAGCCGATCTCGTCCGGCTTGATGGTCATGCCCACCGCCCCCTCTCGTCACTTCCCGCCCGCGGCGGCCTTCTCGGCCGAGGCCTTCGCGTCAGCCTCGGCCTTCTCCTTGGCGGCCTTCTCGGCAACCGAGGGCTCGGCGAGCTTCTGGATCAGGCCGACGCCGAGCAAGTGCTTCACCCGGTCGGCGTCCACCTGCGCGGCGTCGAAGGTCGCGCCGCGGTAGAGGTACCGCTCGGACCCGTCGGCGACCTTCACGACGGCGACGTGCCCGACGACCTTGTACCTGCCCTGTCCGGGCTTCGTCTGCGCCATCAGAGCCCCGTCCCCGTGAGCCGGACACCGGCCATCGGCTCGGTGACGACCGCGACCGTGTTCCGACGCCCGCGGACGAGGTAGCCGTCCTTGACGCCCTGGTGCGCCCGCTCGGTCGACGCCTCGACGCCAGTGTTGCCCGCGGGGGCGAACTCGGGCGAGAGGAGCTTCTCGTCGGCCATGCCGCCGAGCTGCTCGACATCGAACAGCCACGGGTCCGTGCCCGTGATGTGCCGCGACGTGACCCAGGTCAGCCCGTACGCGCTCACCGGAAGTGACCCGGTGAGCACGATGTTGGCCTGCTCGCGCGGGAGCGCCTTGTCATCGACGAGGATCCCGATCAGCTTCGCGAACTGCGCGCCGGAGAGCACGACGACGTCGAGCTCCAAGCCGGTGGCGAGTTCGGCGCGCTGGTTCTGGATCGTGAGGATGTCCCGCATGATCACGCCGGCGGAGGTCCAGCTTGCCGAGGCGGCGTGCGTGCTGGTCACCCGGGACGAGATGACGCCCCATGCCGACCGGGTCCGTGTGTCGCACGATGGTGTTGCCGATGCGGCGCAGGCCCTTCTCGACGTACTGGCGCCCCTCGCGGGTCACCTTCTCGTCGGTGAAGATGATGCCCTGACCCCACTTGACGGCCCGCGCCGCGGACGGGACACCTTCGTCGAGGGTGATCAGCGGGTACTCGCCGCCGGGCTCGATGGCCTCGGGGTCCTCGTCGGTGTAGAGGTCCTCGGTCTCGGTCTCGTAGAAGACGCCGCCGCCGGTGGCGTCGTAGCGGCCCGAGAGGAGGTAGTCCGCGAGGAACTTCTCCTTCGTCAGGTCGGCGAGACGACGTCCGATGAGGGTCTTCGACTTCAGGAGAAGCTGGAGCTCCTCCGCGGTGAGCGCGCCTTCCTTGTGGCGCTGCGGGTAGGTGTAGCCCATGTCCTCCTCCTTCTCAGCTCAGGACCTCGATCACGCCGTCGGCCGCAGCCGCCGACGTGAGCGCGAGGCCCACCGTGTTCGCGGTGGCGGTCGCCACCTTGCCGTCCGCGGCGGCAGCGACCCGGTCGCCGGCCGCGACCGCGCCCGCGGTGACCAGGCGATGCACCTGACCGTTCAGGTGGTGCACGAGCACCTTCTCGCCCGCCTTCGCATCACGCGCGGCGACGCCGACGGACTTGGTCGAGTCGGCGGTCGCGGTCGAGACCGAACGGTCGCCGCTCACCTCGACGACGCGGCCCGCCTTGATGTCGGCCTCCGCGGTGTAGGTCACCGCGGCGCCAGGGATGAACTTCGGAACGTAGTCAGCAGCCACGTCAGGCCTCCTCGATCTCGCCGCTGTACTTCGCGTACAGCGCGTCCTCCGCCGACACCTCGCCGGCGGCGTGCCCGATCTCCTCGACCGGGACGCTGTTCTTCGCCAGCGAGCTCAGCAGCTTCGTGGTGCCTTCCTCGTCGTTGTCGAGGAGGGCGCGGAAGTTGGGCGCGGTCGCCGCGGTGATGCGGCCCTCACGCAGCGCCGAGTCGATGATCCTGTCGCGGCGGGCGCGGATCTGCTCGTCACGGGCCTCACGGCCGGCGGCGGCGTCGGCGCGCAGCTGGGCGAGGACGTTGTCCTCGACGAGCTGCGTGCCTTCCGGGATGGCGGCGACCGGAGCCGCCTCGGTGGTCGGCTGCTCCGCGAGTGCCTCGTCGAGAGCGGCCAGGACCGTCTCGGGGGTGGCAGCGGCATCGGTCACGCCGAGCCGCTCACGGATTCCAGCCACGAAGTCGTCGTGATCCACGACGCTCTCCTTTCGGTTGGGGGTACCCGGCTCGGGCGAGCTCGGGAGCTTGTACGCCGCCAGCGGCGGCGTGGGCGCATGCGCGCGCCCCTGGAATCGGAAGCGGGACAGGTCGAACGCCGCGACCGCGGCGACCTCGTCCGCGTCTTCGGCTGCGCCGTCCCAGGTGTCGGCGAGCCCGGCGGCCACGGCCTCCTCGGCCGTGTACCAGGCCTCGTCCTTCATGACGGCCCGCCACTGCTCGCGGGTGCCGCCGGTGCGGGCGGCGTACGTGTCCGCGATGGAGTCGGACAGCTTGTGGAGGATCGTGGCGACGGCCTCGACCTCGGCGGCGTTGCCCCAGACGCCGCCGGACGCGTCGTGGATCATCATCTGCGCGCCGCGGTTCATCGTGATCGTGTCGCCGCCCATCGCGATCACCGACGCCGCCGACGCGGCGAGACCGTCGACGACCACGTGCACCTGCGCCTTGTGGGCGCGCAGTGCGTTCATGATCGTGATGCCGTCCCATGCGGCCCCGCCGGGGCTGTTGATGTGGACGGTCATCTCGGCGACGTCGAGCGCGGTGATCTCATCGACCAGCGCCTTCGGGGCGATGCCGCCCCACCACGACTCACCGATCTCGTCGTAGATGTAGACATCGGCGGTCGACGGCGCGTCGCCGTCGCCGGCGTGCGCATCGACGCGGAACGGGGGACGCGGTGGGGCGCCGGCCGTTGCGGACTTGGTCATGCGGCCTCCTCAGCCGTCGGGCGCGCATCGGCGATGCGCTGGATGTCGGGGCCGTCGCCGGAGAGGTCCGCGCCGGCGCGGCGGATCAGCTCTCGGGCTTCGGCTTGGGAGAGCGGCACCTTGTCGCTGGCCAGGTAGACGCTTTGCGCGACGTCTGCCCGCTGCCTTCGCGGCTGCCGCATCCGCGCCGTCGTCGCGCTCGGCGGGAGCCGGGAGGCCGTAGCGGGCGCGGAGGTCCTTCTCCAGCTCGGGGTCGGCGGTGAACGCGCCGCACTCGACGAGCGCGCGGATCGCCTCCGCGGTGACCGGCTGCTCCTTGCCGAGCTGCGCCGGGACCAGACGCGGGGCCGGTTCCTCCGGCCCCCAGTTCTGATCGACCAGGTCCTCTACGACGTGCTGCTGGGTGACGTCCGCGATGTGCTTCATCACCGCGTTCAGCGACCCAGTGAAGAACGAGGCGAAGGTGTCGCCGAGGGCGTAGGAGCCGGTGGACTTGTCGCCGCCGAGGGTGAGGAAGTGGGCCAGGACCGCGCGGGCGATCTGCTCGTCGTGGTATCGGATCGGCCCGTCCATCTCGGGGAGCTTCCCCTGGACGCCGGTGAGGGTGAAGTTCGCGCCGTGCGGGATATACCCGCCGGCGGCCTCCCCCGCCCGGAACTCCTTCGCGAGCTGGAGCCCTTCTTCCTTCTGGTCGTTCAGCCACTGCTCGGCCCGGGCTGTGTCGCGGGCGATCGCTTCCGGGAGCGGGGCGCCCTGGTAGATCGGGACGCCGAGGCCGTTCCGCTCGCCGACGAGCGCCTGGATGCGGAGGAACCTGTCCTTCAGCAGCCAGTTCTTGTACGCCTGGCGGAGGAGGGACTGGCCGAGCCAGTTCGCACCCTCGCGTTCGTTGACGAAGACGACCAGCCGGTCGACGGGGATCCGGACCGTCGCCTTCCCGAAGACGCCCCACTGCTCGATCGCAACGAGGCCACCATCCGGTGCGACGTCGAATCGCGAGATCGTGCGCGGTGGCCGCCAGGCGAGCTTCCCGAGCCTGGCCCGTCCGTTCTCGATCCGATACACCTGCTCGAACACTGAGTGCCCGAACGGTAGTTCGAGGAGCGCAAGGCGGAGGAACTCGTCCCAGGAGAACCGACCACGCTGACGGCGCGGGGACGGCAGCTCCCGGCTTCCCCTTCACGGGCAGGCCGAGGTCCTCCGCGATGAGCTGCACCACCTCGTCGCGGGCGCCCGCCGGGTCGATCTCCCACCGGGCCGAGCGGATCGGCAGGGTGATCGCGCGGAGCACCGATCCGACCTGCGCGTCCTCGCGGCGCATCTGGTCGTACACCTCGATCGAATGCGGGTGCATCAGATCGGGGTTCGTCTCGTGCGCCTCCTCGGCGAGCGACGACCATCCGCGCAGTCCTTCACGGACGTACCCGATCTCACCCACGGCGGCTCCTCTCAGAAGGCGACCGTCGCCAAGTTCAGCTCGGTCGATGCCGACGCGGTGCGCGGGCACGGGCACGGTTCCCCGCCGACGGCGGCTTGATTGGCTCGGGGTCGGGCTCTGGGGCGAGGGCTTCGAGCGCGTAGAGAGCGAGCGTTTCTGCGCACACCCCGGCGATGTCGAGCGGGAGGGACTTCTCCCGGGACCAACCGACGTTCTCCGCATACGAGCGGACGACGGCGCCCTCGACGGCCATGTCGACATCAGGCTGCGGGACCAGGACAAGCTCGCCGTCTCGGACACGGTCACGGATCCGGCCGGTCGCGAGCGCGAAACCGGCCCAGTCGATCGCGTGGACGATGAAGCCGGAAACGCGGCCGTTCACCTCGAACTCCGCGTCTTGGAGGGGCTTGAGGAAGTCCATCGCCGGGACGCCCTTCGCCTGCAGAGCGACCTCACGGTGGCCGGACTGCTGGGCGAGCTCGATCAGCGTCGGAACCACCCAGGCCCAGCCGGTGCGCTTGACGCGCACGGTAACGAACGGGTTCCCGTCCTCGGTGAGCACTGCGGCGGCGAGCCAGGTCGTACGGCGGTCGTGCGACATGTCGATTGCCCAGACCGTCCGAGCGCCGTTTGGGATCCTCGCGAAGATGGACGCGACGTCGCGGTGCCGGGACTTCCACTCCTCCGAGTCGATGAAGTTGTCGACCTTCGCGGTGACCCACTGGCCGAGCACCTCGATGCGCTCGACGTTCTTCTCCTTGGCCTCGGCTGCGGCTCGCATCAGCCCCGCGATGGTCATGCCAGCGAGGTAGCCAGCGGACGGGTTCGCCTGCGCGAACGCGCGCTCGTCGTCCAACGAGGCATCCGGCTCCGCCGACCACTCGGCGATGAACCACTGCGTCTCCCGGTCGTCGACTCCTTCGTGCCCGATCTGCCGGACGTCTCGAAGCACTCGGGATCGCTTCGTACCGGCGTTGGAGAATGCGACGAGCAGCGAGTCGAACATCGCGTTCGCCGACTTCTCGATCGCCGACCATCCCTCGTAGTCGTACTGCTCTCGCAGCTCGTCGAGGATGAGCCGCGCGGCGGACTGGCCGCGCGCACCTTCGAAGGTCCTAGGGAGGTACGCGGCACCGCCGTGCGTGCGGAGTTCGGTCTCGCCGTTCGTGGTCCGTGGAGGGTAGGTGAACGCCTGCAGGTCGGGCACCCGGTCTCGGGCGATGCCGACCTTCGGATCGTCCGGCGCACCCCATCGACGCACCTGCCTCCACGGCTTCATCGCGATGTCGAGCTTCTGCGCGGCGCCGACGACGATGAAATCCTGCTCAGGCAGCTGGTCGGGCCAGCGCCCCGCGTCCACGTACAGCCAGTACGCGGCGAGGACCGCGGCGATGAGAGTCTTGCCGTTCTGGCGCCCGACGATCACCAACGCCTTGCGGAAGCGCAGCCGCCCGAACGCGTCGAGCTCGAGCATGTGGATCAGAAGCCACTTCTGCCACGGGAAGAGGCATACCTTCAGTACGTCCTCGGCGAACTCGATCACGTCGAACCCGCGCGAGGTCTGCGGTGTGAGCTCGCAAAGCGGCTTGGTCCAGACGCGCGGCTCCGTCAAGCCGTGCGTGATCACCGCGCCTCCTTACGCCCCCTCGCCGTGCCCGCCCGCTGACGAAACTGAACGACCTTGCTCTGCGGCGGAGCGGCCGCCGGCGACGGCACGCTCGACGCACCTCCGGCGTCATCGACGGGAGAGATGAGGCCGAGGGCCTCCTGGTACTTCAAGAACGACGACAGCGAGACGTTGTCGTTCGCCGGAACCGCCGGCCGACCACCAACTTCTTCCGCGTCCTCCAGTGCCCACGAGACGATCACGTCCCACGCGTCGATCTTGCGCGCCAGCGCTCGCGCAGCCGCGACCGTCGCCGAGTCTTTGGCGCGGAGGTGCTTCGCGTTCCGCAGCGACCGCTCCAGCGCCTCGGACACCGACAGCTTCTCGAACTTGGTCACGGCGTACACCTCCTATCGCGCGCGACCCCCTCTCGGGAACCCCGGGGAGGGAGGCCGAGGCGCCCGGGATGTCGTCCGCAGTTTGGGCTCTCCTGGATTTTCTGTGCCCCCGGGGTCAGCGGTGGGTGTTGGTCTGCTTCAGGGTGCGTTCGAACGCGGCTACGGCTTCGGTGAGTCGTGTGCTGATGGTGCTGGTGATGGCGGCGCCTGCGGTCTCCGTGTCCGTCAGGGTGGTGACTTCGACGGGCAGGTTGATGTGGATGTCGGCGTGGCCGACGTCGGTGAGTGCGTGGCCGATGCCTGCTTCGATGCGGAGGCGGACGTTCATGGGGATGCTGCCGACGGAGGTCATGTGGGGTCTCCTTACCACCAGGCGGGCATGGGCTCGCCGAGTCCTTGAGTGTTCGGGGCGTCCTTGCCCCTGCTGCTGTTGCAGGAGAAGTGGCAGTGACGGAAGTTCTCCGGGTCTTCCTGCATCTCCGGGTAGGTGTCGACGTCCTTGGCGTGGTCGAGGGTGTGGGAGTCGGGCGTCGTGGCCTGCGGCACCGTGTAGTCGATGCGAGTCCTGCATAGCCAGCAATCCGCGAGGTGCCGCGTCTCCGGATCCGCGTCGAGCGCCTGCCCCTCCTCGAAGAACTCCGCGCGGAGCTTCTTCATCCGCCGCGAGTCCACCCGGTTAGCCACGCAGATCGTCCTCACCAAACGCGGCCGGGTCACAGCAACAACGCCGCCGCCATCGGCGACACATACTCCCCACCGCAGTAATCACACGCGAACGTCGGCCGAGACATCGCGCCTCCCCACCAACGACGAGAGCCCCGCCGAACTCGGCAGGGCTCTCGACATAATCCTTGTGCAGGCACAGCCTAACACAACCAGCAGCAGAAGTGCGCAGAACTAGACCCCACGCGTAGACTCCCGGTCATGAGCCGTGACCGCGCCTACTACCTGATCACCGGTATCGCCATGATGCTCGGATTCGTGACCACCCGCGGTATGGAGTCGTTCTGGGACGGCATCGGCTGGGGACTCGGAGTCGGGGCCGTCGCCGCTTTCGTTGCCGCGTGGTTCGCCGGGAAGCGGGAGACCACCATCAGGGACGCGCCCTCCGAGTAGACCCATCATCGTTCGCTCCCGTTTGGGCGGTTGGGGTCGTGGCAATCGCACACGCAGGAGCGTGGCGTGTCGCTTCCCTCGGCCACACGATCGCACGCCTCGTGCTCATCCCAGTGGCATCTACGGCTATGCGGAATGCCGTCGGCGCACACGTCACATTCCCGCGCACTCCGGTTTGGGCGATCTGTGGTCCTTCGCCAGACGTGCACCAAATTGCCCCACGGTCCCGTGCAGGCCATATGGTCTCCCTGATGATCGGCGGACAGAGCGCAGACCAACGCCTTGTTCCGTGGGGGTCGCCCCGCACACGCTCGGACGGTTGGCGCGCTCAGCTTGGTCGATAGCGACCCAGGCGTTCGCCACACCCACCAGGGCCTGCATCATGGGTTGGCTGGTGAGTTTGCATCAGATCCCGGGCGATATGGAGCGCTCGGCGCGCGTTCTCAAGGTCATATTCGCTCATGAGTGATCTCCGTCCGCAGGGAGGTCGATCGGGATATCCCACGATGCCGTGTCGGTCTCACCCAGAGCGCGAGAGTGAATCCCGATCACGACCTTGTCGCGGTCCTCGTTCTCGCTGAGGGATTCCAGCGCCTCCTTGATCGCGGCCAGGTAGCGGTCACGTTCAGCCTCGGCGCGCTCCACCCATTCGGCATGTCGAACATGGTGTTCCACACACTCGTGCTCCAGTGTCTCGCACGCGGCCTCCGCTTCCTCAGCCCGCCTGTGCTCGGCTTCGAGAGCGTCGGCAGCCCTCACCGCAAGATCCGTGTCCGGCAGGTGCTCGAACCCCGGCAGGCTCCGCAGCATCGCGATCAGGGACGCCACCTGCTCAGGCGTGTACGTCATGCTCCTGCTCCTTCCGTCTCGATGGGCGCAGCTCGCCAGCGCCTCTTCGGCTCCGTGGGAGCCTGATCCACGCGCGGTCGAGATGGGACATCCCACGACCCGCCACCAGCAACGCCGTCGTCGTGCCACCCAGCGGCACGCAGTGACCCGCCAGGCTCCGAAGCGAGCGTGTAGGTGATGATCTTGTGCGGCTGGTACCCGAGAGCGACGCCGGCCCGCCTGAGCGACCCGTACAGCATCGAGCAGACATTCCGGGTGCCATCGGTGCAGACACGGACGACTTCCAAGTGCCCCGAGGCGTCAAGATGACGCGAGACGGGGCGACCGGCGATGCCTACGCCGTGGATCCGGCCCGCCTCGTCAACGACGGACACCGAGAACTTATGGCCGCGCGCGGGCTTGTGGTGCCTATGGTGCTCTTGCACGAACGCGTTGGCGGCACGGAGACTGATTGGCTCAACTCTCAGCATCGCCTGCTCCTTCCGTCTCGTCAGCGGGAACCGGCTGCCACGGGCCAGCCTTGCGGCGGCGCATGGTGGGGCGGTCCGCTTCCGCGTCCTCGTAGACGTACTCCCACTCGGGCTCTGCCTGCTCGGCCAGTACGGCGGTGCGCCCGGCAGCCCACCGTGCCCCATCCTCGAAGCCCGCCATCATCAGGTCAGCGTCATACCGGTCACGGACGTTCGCGTGCGAATAGCGGGCCAGATACTCGGCACGGATCTCGTCATCACTCGGGGTGTAGTCGCTCATCGGGTCCCACCTTTCGCTTCTTGATTAGCCGCGGGCTGATCCACCGGGACCCACGGGCCAGCCGGACGGCGGCGGACGAGCCCCGCCTTTCCCCGTGCTTCGGGACGCTTGCGCGCATCCTTCGACGCATGCCACGCGACCATCTCTTCCGCCCGCTTTCGTGAAGGGTGCGGATTCGTCCCCTGACTGTGCTGGGCTCCGTACTCCCATTCCTCGGTGCCCTGTTCAGCCAGGGCGGCGCGCAGTTCCGCCTTAGTGTCTTCGGCTGTCCGGTATTCGCTCTCCCAGTACTCAGCACGCTTCTCGGCAGCTTCCAGGGCGGCGCGCACCTCGGCATCGTGAGCGGCCAGCCAGCGGTCGAACTCTTCGCCCGTGATCGGCGGCCAATATTCCAATGCGGAGCGCCGCACATCTTCGGTCGAGGGCGTGTAGTCGCTCATCGGGTCCCTCCTCCCTCAGCTTCGGCGCGCCCACGCTCACGCCAGCGGGACTGCGTGGTCTCGATGACGGACACGGAGGTCTGCTCGATCAGGACCTCGGAGTGCTCGTCGTAGTCCTCAGTCGCGGCCACGATGTCTCGCAGCGCGGCGAGGTTGAGCCTCGAACGTCCTCCGATCAGGCGTGTCGCCTGGACGTATGACTTTCGTGTCGTGGTCGTCTGGCTCCTTGGCCCACTTCATCGGGTCTCTCCTCCCTCTACAGCGGCAGCCGCACGCAGAACCGCCCGCACGATCGGCTCAGCGTCCGTCCGCTCCCGGATGACCAGCACCTCGCCGCCCAGAAGGTGCGGGCGGACGCCCGTCGGCACCTCGGGGTCATGCATCAGGGCGACAAGAGCGCGGTCTAGCTGCGCGTCGGACGGTTCGCCCTGCACGGTGCGGCGGAGGCCAACCGCGAGCCCGGCCTTGAATGCGAGGACAGGGCCGTCGGTCGATACTGCCGTAATAGTTCGATAGCAGCGGGTCGCGAGCGCTTCCCGCTCGTCGTCGGTCGGGGCGTGCGCCTCCTCAACGCGGCGAGAGCGGCGCGAGCCGGAGCTCCGTACATGAACTCCAACGTGTGCGAATCCATCAACGACACAACCTGGCCATCAGCTTCCGCCATCGCCCGCTTCGTCTTCTCGATCTTCTGCTCACGGGTGGTCATGATCCCGTCCTCTCGTTCTCGATCTGCTCGAGCGCCCAGAACACGATGACGGCGCAGGCCGCGTCATAGCCAGTGGACCAGTCCGCCGACTGGCCGTCGCGGATGCGCTCACGCACCTCTTCGCGGGTGTGCTGAAGTTCGATCGCGGTCTCGGCGACCCTCCCCAGAATTTCGCCTCGCGCTTCGGCTTGTGCGCGCCGGATCAGAGGCATGAGGGCGTCGGCCGCGTACCTCGTCACCTCGACCAGCCACGCCTCCGCTGGCCCGTCTTCAGTCCACTCGGCCAGGGTGCGGGCGATCTCGCCTCGAATGTCGGTCATAGCCCCAGCCCCTCTCGGATCAGTGCTTCCGTCTCCGACGCTCACGATCGTGCCGTGATCGAGGATGTACCGCGCCTCGGCGGCGTGGTCGATACGGTCACTGCTCATCGATCTCTCCTCGATTCGGGGCGTCGGCCGGACGGATCCGGCAGGTCCTACAGGTCAGGGCGATCAAGCCGGCGTCGAGCGCGTCGCGGTGGCTCCCGCACGCGGTCACCTCAACCCATGCCCCAGGTGAGACCCGCAGCACCCGGGCGGCGCTCCCCTTCGGCGTAGAAGCGCGAGCTCGGCGTGCTCGCATCTCCCGCTCGACGGCGAGCACCGCGTCACGGTCGTACCAGCCAGACATGACCGGGACGAGCGCACCGGAGCGGATCCAGCCCCGCACCGTGCTCTCCGACCGGTTCGCTACCGCGGCGATCTCCGATCGACGAATGAACCTCGGCATCCTCTAGGCGTTCATACCCTCACGCCCTCCTTCCGCGCCTTCACCGCGATAACGTCGTCGCGGCGCACCCGGCCGAGGTGACGTGCGAGGTCTCCCGAGGACACCCATGTGCGGATCGTGCCGACGGTGCGTCCGGCGACGCGCGCCGCGGCGGACAGGGTCAGCAGGTCCGGGTCATGGCGGGGACGGTCATCGTCGGCGAGGATCTGAACCGGCTCAGCGAACACCGCCGACCACAGGCCGCCGTCATCGAGCGCATTCGCCTCCCACCCGCACCCGTCCGACGCGCACCGATACCGGGTCGGTCGGCGACCCCGGTGCGGCTCGACCCGCACGGTCAGCAGGTCACACGCCGGGCACGGCACCGGCGCCCACCGCGGCTCCTCGTCCAGCGGCCACCGGGCCGCGGCGTCCGCGATCGACCACACGTCCGGGTCGCCAGGGTGCACGACCAACACGCCCTCGCAGAGCGCCAGGCTCTGATGAGAGTCGTTCGCGATGCCACCCAGGGCGTCCAGGATCACCTCGGCGCAGCCGGCGGCGTCCGTGTACGCGTCCGCGCCATCGATCCCCGCCTCGAGCCCCTCGACCCGCCACGGATGCCCCTCCCCGAACTGGACGTACAGCGCCCAGGCACGGAGTGTGCGGACGATGTCGTCAGATGCGTCGATCAGGTCCGCCGCGACCGGCGCTGGAGCCTCCACACGGGAGCCGCCGGCGCCGCGCGCGATCGGCGCGGCCTTCGTCGGATCCGCCAGGGACCGGAGGTGCCCGACCAGGTCGGCGGCGTCCTCCAGGTGCCGGCGCAGCGACCGGTAGCAGCGTTCGCACACGAGCGCGCCGTCGCGGGCCTCGACCTGCACGCACCCGCGGCAGGTGCCGTCCTCACGGCCGTAGTCCGGGCATACCGCCCAGTGCTCCCCGCGACGTGTGCACCCTCGGAGGCAGAAGCGGTCAGACATCATCCCCCCGATCGGTGCAGACGCAGTCCTCGTCGACGTCCGGGTCACGGCACACCATGACGAAGCCCACGCCTCGGCAGAACGGGCAGTCCCGGTCCGGGTTAGAACGGTGTCGCATCGGTCTCTCCCCACGCGTCGGCCGGGGGCCCCGCCGTCGGCCACTGTTCTGTCTGCTGCGGCGTGGCCGTGGCGCCGTCACGGCGGGCGGCCCGGGTGACCTGCGCCGTCGCGTAGCGGAGGCTCGGGCCGATCTCGTCCACCTCGAGCTCGATCGCGGTGCGGTTGTTGCCCTCGCGGTCCTGGTAGGAGCGCTGCTTCAGGCGTCCGGATGCGATGACCCGCATGCCCTTGGTCAGCGAACCCGCCACGTGCTCCGCGAACTCGCGCCACACGGACGCACGGAGGAACAGCGCTTCGCCGTCCTTCCACTCGTTCGCCTGACGGTCGAAGGTGCGCGGCGTCGATGCGATGGTGAAGTTCGCCACCGGCAGCCCGTTCTGCGTGTAACGCAGCTCAGGGTCTGCAGTGAGGTTCCCCACGACCGTGATCACGGTCTCCCCTGCCATCAGGACTTCACCTCGCCACCGGTCGTCAGAGCGCGGTAGGTCATCCGGTGCTCACGGGCGACAGCGTCGAGATAGGCACGAACCAGACCTCGACCGCGCTTGCGACAGCAGCGACGACCCGTCCGAGCCACTCCATGGCTCTCGTGAAGAGAGCTCCCAGTGCACCCCAGTCGATCGTTGCGACCGCCCCCATCACCTGATGCCGCTCGCGCCTCTGCCGACGAATCGCCCGGCCTGCGTGACGTTTCTGCCTGTTCATGATCCTGTTCTCCTCGTTCGTTCGTCATGCTTCTTGTCGAGCTCGCGCCGGAGCTTCCCCCTGTACGACGGTTCCTTCGCGTACCTCGCGCAGCACCGGTCCAGGAACTCCGCCAGGGCCATGTCAGAACGGTTCGTCATCCCACACCCCCTCGTCTCCCTGCTCCTGCTCGGTGATCTGCTCGCCGTAGCGGGCTTCCGCGACCCATCGGTCGTGACGTCGGCGCGCGGTGCCGCAGGGTCCGCAGTCCTTGAAGCGCCCGTGAGGGTGATCTGGGCATCCGATCGGCGGGGCGTCCATCAGGAGGGGCCGTCGCGGCTGACGGGGTCCGCGCTCCTGCTCGTGCGCCCACGTCGCCCACTCCCCCGCACGCTCGGCGCCCTCGGCCTGCACCCTCGCCCGCGCCCGCTCGCGCGCTCCCCCCACAGCCACGAACGTTCGCGAATGCTCGCGTGGCGGCTCCGGGGCATCCGACGACGCCAGGCGCGCGTCGACCTTCAGGGGACGCCGGAGGGCGATCCACTCCGCGCCGCGCTCGTCCTGGTACAGGGTGAGAAACCCGACGTCGGCGAGCATCAGCACGTGCTCGATCACCATGTCCGTCGCTGCCTCGCCCGGGTAGATCGCCGCCGCGATCAGCTCCGGCACCAGTTCGCACCGGCCCAGCGGATCCGTCGTCAACCACAAGCCCAGTGCCGTCGGTCGCGCCTCCAGCGGGGCGCGGAGATACCCCGGCCACTGCATGTCCGCCGCGCTGATCCTCCGCTGCACGCTCCTCGTTGACACCCTGCTCGCTCCCTCTCGCGAATCCCTCGAAACACAGATTGACCGCCAGGTGCAGATGCTCGTCGTCGACCTCGAAGCACTCCGTCCACCCGCGCCCCTTGAACAGGACCCGGCGGGCCTCCCGCTCATTGGCGAACGCGGGCGGGAACCAGCGGCGCAGGATCCGCAGCGCCTCCGTCTCCCACGTGCCGTCCGTGCCCCGTGCGAGCACGAGCACCTGACCACCGGAGACGGTCATCATCTGCACCCGGAGCGAACCTCCACGCGCGGCCCACCTTCAGCACGTGCCGGCCCGGGCCGAGCTCGTCCGCCCAGACCACGACGTACGTCATCGCATACCGCGGCATCACGCTCATCGGACACCCGCCTTCCTGTCGGTGCGCACCCCGGCGCGCCAGTCCTTGTGCTGCTCGCTCGTCTTCGAGCACAGCCCGTACGTGTCGAGCCGGATCGCGCGCTGCCCGCACAGTGCGCACGTCGGCGCACCAGCCTGGACGGCATCGATGTCCGCGAGCGCGGCGAGCGTCACCGCCCGATCCGGCGCCCACTCCCTCTCCATCTGGTCGCTCATGAGCACGCCTCCACCTCGGACACGTGCCGGCGCTTCGTCGCCGAGAGCAGCAGCCACCGCTCCCCATCGATGCTCTCGACGGGAGTCGCCATCGCGCGCTGGAGCGTCGCGGCGTTCGTCGCTGCCTTCTCCACCCGCAGACCCCGGTCGATCAAGTCGAGGCGGGTGATCGCGTCGGCGTCCTCCGCGAGCCCGTTGCAGACCGTGCACACCGCGCACAGATTCGCCGGGTGGTCGAGGACCGTCGAGCCGCCGGATCCGCGGTTTCGCCCGGTGATGCGCGGTCTGCGCCTCCCCCAGGCCACCCGGGGAGCATCATCAGGCAGAAGCCGCCATCTCGGGCGATCACCTGCCGTTTCGTCTTCGCCGTGACCGTCACCGCCCCGGCTCCCCTCGATGACACCCACACCGATATCCGGTGCGGCACATGTACGGGGTCTTGCAACACGACGGCCTACACCGGCCAGGCGGATCATCGTGCGGGCGCGTCTGCGGGACCGCCCCAGGGGTCGGACGGGTCATCCTGCGACCTCCGCGAAGACCAGATCCCAGGCGTCCCGCACGCCAGCCGGAGCCAGCAGAGCCGACAGGACGGCCTCAGCGAGCAGCGGAGGGACAGCCATTACCGACGATGAGATGCTTCTGCGACAGCGTCCCGACAAGCGCGAGATCGGCGGGGAACGACTGCAACATGGCAGCCTCTTCGACCGTTACGCGCACCCCAGCGAGTTGTCCCTCGCTTAGTCCAACGGTTCCTTCGTGTCCTCCGACGTCCATACGCGAGTCATCGCCAAGCTGACGGCCGATGAGCATCCCGCCTGCAGACCTGCGGGACGCGACGACAGTCGGCGCGGGTCGCTCAGTCGTCCACTGCTCGAAGTGCTTCGCGCACAAGATCCGACTTCACGGCACGACCTTGGTCGCCGTGGTTGTGATTCCGCAGCTCGTGATCCGCGGGTCCGCAGCAACGGTCCGTCGCGGGAAGGCGTGGATCGACGCCGCCTGGCCCAAGCCAGTTCCCAAGATCCTGCGCCTGACGCAGCGTCTTGCGCGCACCGGAACCGCCGTCGAGAGGATCAGGACCGCCCTGCCGCCCAGAGCCACCCGTGACCGTCACTGATGGCCGCCGAGTCATCCCCCACCCCAATGCTTCGGCCATCGACACCCACTTCTCCACGCCCGGGTCAAGGCGGGCCGGGTTCGTGGAGTAGTAGCGGGAATGCGTCGGGGTCGGCGGCTCCACCTTCCCGTCGAGTCGGGCCATGAGGATCGCCCGCTTCCGGGTCTGTGGCACCCCGTACTGCTCCGCGCGGAGGATCCCCGTCCACACCGAGTAGCCGAGCGTGCGGAGCACGGTGGCGATCGCGTTCCACACGGGGAGAACCTCGGGAACCTGCTCGAGCGCGACCAGTTCCGGGCGGTGCGCCCAGATGTGCGCGAGCGGCGTCAGGACGAGTGCGGTCCGCGGGTCCATCTGCTCGGTCAGGGAGAACAGGATCGCCGGGTACTTCCACGACTCGTCGTCGATCGCCGCCAGCACGTCGCTCAGCGCGGCGCGCCCCTCGCCGTTCCCGGCCATGCTGAAGGTCTGGCACGGCGGCGACGCGATGTAGAGGCGATGCGCGGGGACCAGGGACGGGTCGAACAGGCCAGACCAGACGTCGCGGTAGATCGTGCGCATCCCGTTCGCCGAGCGAGTGCGGATCACGGCATGAGCGGTGTCCGCGCCGTACTCCCGGATCCCGAGCGTGTGGCAGGCGAAACCCCAGCCGACTCCGGCGAAGTGATCAACCGCGAAGACCGGCTGCTTCATCGGTGCTCTCCTCGGAAGTTGGCGTTCAGGCTGCGGAGGATGTCTATGTCGCGACCGATGGCGCGGTCGTAGTCGCGGGCGTATTCGAGGAGCAGCCAGGCCTCGTCGACGGCCTCCTGCGCGGTGCGGACGCGGTCGTCGGTGGCGCGTGCCAGATCCCGGCGCTCGGTCATGGGAAGGCGCGGGTACGTGGCGAGCATGTCGCGGGCACCGATCGCGAGTGCGATCGTCAGCTCGCGCTCGGCTGCCTTGAGCTTGGTACGCAGGGAGTCGAGCGCCTTCGGGGCGCGGCGGGCGACCTGGCGGGCGTACTGGAGCGCGCCCGCGCACTGGACCGGGGTCGGGAGCATCGCGAGGAGTTGGTCCTCGGAGAGCTCGGCGAGGTTCAGCGGAACGAGGTCCAGTTCAGCGGGGCGCTCGTCTTCCTCGATCTCGCCCGTGGTGAAGTTCACACTCATCAGCGACGTCCCTTCTTGCGGGCGCGGCGGGCCGCGCGGTTCCCGGACGGGGGCAGGTAGTCGCGCGGCGCGGACCGCGACGGGGTCGAGACCACGGCGGCCGGGACTGGTACGGAAGCGGTGATCGGGGCGACCTGCCACGCGCTCACGGAGACCTCGGCGAGACGCGCGCGCAGCGCCGCCTCCCGGTCCGGGGTCACCGCTCGGGCGTCCTTCATGGCCCGGTGCAGTGCGTTGACGGCGTCCTCTGTCGTGGCCGCGGCGACCTCGGCGTCCCAGTCGCGGGCGATGACGGGCAGCGCGGCCGGGGCCTCGTCGGGCTCGCGACGGTCGCCGATCGCGTCACGGAACGCCCGGCGGAGGGCGGCGCGGACCACGTAGGCGCCGAAGAGCTTCATCGGCTTCTCGAGCCACAGCGCCCGCCAGGAGTCATCGGCGGGGAACGACTCCGCCCAAGAGACGTAGACCGTCGTCGCGATGCCGTTGCGGTGGACGGTCACGCGAGCCATGGCCGGGTGGGCGTCCGCGATCCAGAACGGGGACCATGCCGCACCGTCCTCGGAGAACTCTGGGGGGTCGATCTGCACCTTGTCGCCGGTGGCGATCGCGAGGCGCTCATACTCGGCGAGAGTCTGGGCGACGTCGTCGATGTTCGGGGTCATGCGGGGTCCTTCGTCTCGGTCACGAGCAGCCGGGTCGATGGCTTCTCGCGGTGATACAGCTCGACGGCCGCCTCCTCCGTCGCAGCGAGGCGTTCGCGCGCCTCGACCCACTCGCCGTAGGTTGCGGGCTCGGCGGCGACCCACGCGTCCTCGTCAAGGAGGGTCGTGGTGCTGCGGGTGTAGGTGAAGCTCGCGCGGTGACCGGCGCCCTTCACACCGTGCTCGCCCGCGGTCCGCTCGGCGTGGCGGCGGACGACGGCGAGCGCGTCGGCCTCGGCCTTCTTGTGCTCGGCCATCGCGGCGCGGGCCTCGATGATGGTCGCGAGTGCGTCGTCGATCTCATCAGGCAGGTCGGCATCCGCGTCGGGGGCGCCCGCGGCGCGCCAGGCGAGGAATGCCTCGGCCTCGGCGACGAGCTTCGCGATCCGCTTCTCATCCCGCGCGACCCACCGGTAGCGAGGCGCGTCGAGTGTCGGAGTGCCGTCGTCCCCCATGACCTCCCACACGTACAACCACCGGTCGAAGCCGAGGACATACATGCCGAACTGCATCTGGTCGTAATGGTCGGCGGGGATGTCGTCGCGGTGCCCCCAGGAGTGGTCGTGCGACTTCGCCTCGACCCCGAACGGCTCGCCGCCGTCTGCGCCGAGGCCGTCCGGTGTGGCGAGGATCAGCGGGTTCTCCGGGTGGGCGTAGAGGGCACGGTTCTCGACGCAGTCGGCGACGTTCTCGGCGACCCAGGCGAGCAGGAACGGCTCACGCTCATGGCCGCGGCGGGTGTGCGCGTTCCCGCGGAACGTGGACCCGTTGAGCTTGTCGGCCAGTATCCGCCGGTGCGTGCCACGGCCACCAGCGGCCGATCGCGTGGATCTCCGACGCCGTCACCCCGGCGGCGCGCGCGGCGAGCCCTTCCTCGGAGCCAAGGGAATCCTCCGCGATGGCGTGCAGTGGGCGCCCCGCGATCGAGGCCATGGTCACGATGCGTCCTCGTCGTCGGCGACGTACACGCCGGAGGCGGTGCGGAGGTCGAACGCGGCCTTCGCCATCGGGTCGGTCCCGACGCCGAAGTCGAAGTCGAGAGTCGCGTCGCCGATCCGGTCGGCGCGGACACGGCCCATGATGTCGACGATCGTGTCCACGTCGGCCTCGTCGGTGATCGGCTCGACGAACAAGGCGCCCGCGGTCGGCGTGTACCGCTCGCCGTCGCCGGTGTGCTCGATCGTCGTCCGGACGCAGTCGACGATCATGACGATCACATGCCGGCGGTCGGGGTGCTTCACGAGTTGAGCGTGCAGACGCTCCATGCCGTTGCGGTCGTGCTCCTGCGGCAGGCTGCCGGACAGCTTCACGGTCATCAGGACTCCTTCGATCGGATGAAGAACAAGGCGGCGAACGCGCCGAGGAGGACCAGCGCCATGACGTCGGCGCCGTTGAAGACGGGTCGGGCGGCTTCGATGCCGACCGGGACGATCGCAATGAGGATCGTCGCGAGGAGGATCATCCGCCACGGCTCGAACGGCCAGAAGGGAGCCGGGACGAACGAGGCCCCGCACTCGCAGCACGCGTCCCTCTCCCGGTCGAGGAGACAAGTCGGGCAGTGGTGCCCGTCCGGGCATGTCTGAACCTCGGTGTCGGGCATCATGCGACCTCTCCCATCGACTCGATGTCATTCAGGGTCGGGACGTCGATCAGGCGGACGTGCGCGGACGCGGAGACCGGGGTGATGTCTACGACCTCGACCGGCTCGATCGCGAACACACGCCCCTGGATCTCCGCGGCGGCGGCCGTGGCCGCCTCGATGTCGGTCAAGAACCGGCGGCGTCCGGCGAGCGTGGCGCGCCCGTCGCGTTCCTCGACGGCGAGGAACGTAGGCTGATACGTGCTGGTGGACATGTCCGTGTCCTCCTTCTCTTTCAGGTGGGGTGCCCGTTGCCGCGGGCGCCCCGTCTTTGGTTCTGGGGTCAGGTCAGGGCGAGCGCGCCGAGACGCACTCGGAGGCGCTCGAGGCCGCGGGCGGTGACACGAACCTGCGGGGCCACCGGGACGAACTCGCCCGAGGCAGGGTCGCGGCGGGGCGGCTGCGCCCGCTCAGCGAGGTACCCGGAATGCACAGCCGTGGAGTACGCCCGCCACCGGCGGTCCCCGCCGCGGAAGATCCAGCCGAGATCGGAGAGCTGCTCGAACAGGCGTTGCGGGCCGGTCGGGACGCCCGCCCGCTGCAAGATCTTCGCCGCGTCGCCGACCGCGTAGTCCGTGCCCGCGTCGGCGAGCTCGTCCCACGCCTCTGCCCGCGGGGTGAGCGCGGCGTTCTCGGTCTCGAGCGCCTCGGCTCGCTCCACCGTCGCGGCCAGCTCGCGTAGCGCGTCGGCGTAGGACTGCGGCAGTGCCGGGGGCGGTGCCGTGTAGGAGCCAGTGCGGATGACCGTCGGGAGAACCTCCTCGAACGCCCACCGCTCGAACCGCTCCGCCTGCGGAAGACGACTCCCTGTGATCAGGCGCAGCAGGTCCGGCTCGCCGATCACCCGCGCGAGCTGCGTACGGCCCAGGCTGTCCGTGATGGGGTGGTGAATCGCCACCCCACGGCAGTGCTGCTTGATCGCGCTAGTGGGATCCGTGTAGCCGAGCGCCGACGCGACATCACGCGCCACGAACCGTGGCAGGCCCTCAACCAGGACGACTCGCACGTGGTGGCCGTCGAACCCGAACACCTCCATGGCGTTCACGAGCGGCTCCCGGTGCTGTCGTGCCGCTTGCGAACTGTGACCTTCCACGCGTTGCGGAGCGACTCGCCCTGAGATGACAGGTCGATCGCCATCCGCGGGTGCTCCCGCTCGTACAACTCGATCAAGCGATCCAGTTTCTCGCCGACTTCCTTCCGCATCAGCTCGGGCAACGTCGCCTGTACGGTTCTCCGAGCAGACGATGCTGCTTCACCGGCACGAGCTGAGCAGGAGTCCTCATGGCCTTTGAACCGACCACCATCGACGAGCTCGCGAAGATCGCGGAACGCCTGAGACAAGCGGTCGAAACTCTCGCGACTCATGCGCCTCAGCTCCACGAGGCTGCCGTCTCCGAGGGAACCGGACCGGCGACGCGCCTCCTCCTGCAGATCCACTCGGATACGCTCAAGACGCTCAGCGTGGAACTGATGCAGACGCTCGTCGCCGTCTCCGACCACCTCGCCAGCGAGCACGCCCTCCGAGGCGATGACATCCTCGACGCGCCAGGCAGCGACGAGGGCATCTGACGCAGCCGACATCGCCCTGACATAGGCCGCCTCCGCAGCCGTCCGAGCCGCACTGACCACGCTCACGAGGCCACCGCCTGCCCGGTGGCGTCCCGCGCGGCGAGCGCTCGCGCGTCCCGTTCCGCGAGGTTCTCAAGGATCCGAGCCCCGACCTCCCCGGAGCGCTTCCACGCAGTATCCGACGGCTCACGCGAGCACGTCACGGTGACCTCGATACGACCGCTCACAGGGCACCTCCTAGAGTGATGGGCATGGAGTTGTGGAGCGGGATCTGGACCGCGCTCATCTCGGCATGTGTCGCCCTGCTGACGTCGATCACGTTCCGCTGGTGGGACCGCAAGAAGGTCGACTGGTTGGTTACCGGCGTCGCACGCGTCGCGTATGAGAGTGGACGCCGAACCGATCTGATCCGCCTACGGATCGAAGTGCACAACGTCGGAGACGACGACGCATACGACGTCCGCTTGCGGCGCTGCAACGGGCTGGAATACCTGCCATGGGTGACCTTCGAAGCAGGGAAGGTCGGGGCGGGCGAGTCCTTCAAGGCCGAGTTCCTCTGCACCCGCGACGCGTGGTCAAGCGCATGGATCGAAGTCATCGCTCGCACCAGCCCCGCGCGTCGCGAACCCAAGACCTGGTCCCGCGTGGTTCTGTCGACACGAACAGGCGCCGTTCGCGACCTCTCCCCCCGAGACGAACCCGCTGGGCGAGGAACAGACCTGCCAGCGTCAGCAGGAGGAAAGCTCCCAGACCTCGAGTAACAGACCTCCGCTTCGAAGGGAAGAGCGATACCGTCGCGGCGGAAACCACGGCACTCATGACGCCACCGCCTGTCCGTCGGCGTCCCGAGCGGCGAGCGCTCGCGCGTCCCTCTCCGCGAGGTTCTCGAGGATCCGAGCCCCGATCTCCCCCGAGCGCTTCCACGCCGCATCAGACGGCTCCCGCGAGCAAGTCACGGTGACCTCAACGCGGCGGCTCACGATGCCACCGCCCCGGAGAATGCGCCCGGCGCGTCGCCCGAAGGAGACGCGGACGCGCCGGACGCGACCCCTACGATCGGATCAGAGACCGCGGACGATGCAACGTCGGCGGCACCGACCGAAGGAGAACCATGGACGACAAGCAGGTCGATCAGCTCATCAGCGAGACGGCAAGCGCTGCGAGCTACGCTGCGCAGACGGCGGATGCGCAGCAGGAGATCCTCGGACGCCTCGACCGCATCATCGAACTGCTCGAATCCCTCGAAGGCTTCTCCGCGCTGAACATGTCGTGAGGCGCGAATGTCACGAGCACGCTCGCGCACAGCCGCGTTGAAGTCCAGCGCAGCGGCCAACCGCTCGCCCTCGGCTTCAATCCGCGCCGCATCTACGACGGAGAACGTCCCCGCGCTCACGACGCCACCGCCAGGCCGAGAGTGCCCTCGTCCTCCATGGCATGAAGCTCCGCCGCCGCGGGGAAGAACCTCTGCACCGGTACACGCATGGCGAGCGACAAGGTCAGAAGTTCATCGGCCTTGAACGGCGTCCGCCCCGCGTAGCGCTCGACCAGCTGGGTCCGAGAGATGCCGATCGTCTGCGCCGTGCGCTCCTGGGTGTAGCCCTTCTCGGCGCACACGCCGCGCACCTTGTCTGGTATCCCGATTCGCTGATCCGTCATGTCGGCAAGCATCTGCTAGATTTCGAACAGCGTCAAGACGCTCGCGCGGCGTGTCGCCGGGATGTCGGCGGATGCGTTCGGCCTAGCTTGTCAAAGTGGCCGGGAACCCGTACAGTCGAACTGTGAGCAATCAGAGCAATGTGACGCCGATCATCACCCCCGAGCGCCAGCTGCGACGGGCCCGAGGTGAGTTCGTGAAGTCTGTGATCATCGACGAGCACGAGCGCTCGGCTCGCTTCGTCGCTGTGCGCATGGGCCTGTCGCCGTCGTCGATGAGCGAGCGACTCGCGGGGAAGTCCCCGTTCCTCGCTGACGAGCTTGAAGGGATCGCACGCGTCCTCAGAATCGATCCAGTGGAGTTCTACTCCCGGTACATCGCTGTGTCCCTGGACAGCCCCTCACCAGCCCCAGCGAACCGGCAGCCAAAGGATTACAAAGCGGCAGTTTCAGACCTCACCGCCTACCGCGCAGCGAAAGCCGCCGGCTAACCCGACGCGCCCGGCCGATGACGAATCGCGACGATCGCTGGCTGTCCCTAGTCTCCGGAGAAACATCTCGACGAGGAGACGACATGGACGACGATGCCTACATCGACTTCTGGATCAGCTACCAGCTCGCTTCCGGCTCCACCCAGAAGAGCATCCGTGAGCGGGTGTACGTGCTGCGCGGAATGCTCAAGCGGACCGGGAAGACGCTGCTCACCGTCACCAGACACGACATCGTCAAGAGACCTCGGAAGACCCGGCATTGCCGCCTCGACGCGCTCCCACTACAAGTCCCTCATGTACGGCTTCTTCACCTGGATGCAGGAAGAGGAATTCCGGCTCGACAACCCCGCCGCGCGGCTACCGAAGGTCCGCGTCCCGAAGGTCGAACCGGACCCGGTGACCACCGAGGACATCGAGCTCGTCCTGCACTCCGGCATATACCGCCGCACGCGAATGTGGGTGCTGCTGTACGCCTACCAAGGCATGCGTGCCGCGGAGATCGCCGCGGTCTCAGGGAGCTCGATCGATTGGAAAGCGCGCCGCATTCTCTCCATAGAAGCGAAGGGCGGGAAAGAGGTATGGCGCCCTCTCCACCCCGTCGTCTGGGAGCAGCTTCAGACCTGGCATACGACCGGATGGCTCTTCCCATCACCAACACGCAAGGGAGAACACGTAACGGCCGCGAACGTCTCGAACGTTCTCTCGAAAGCATTCAAACGCGCCGGCGTCGCCCACCGACCCCACCAGATGCGAGCCTGGTTCGCGACGGAGATGATCGCCGCCGGCACCCCGACGATCGTCGTCGCCGCCGCGATGCGCCACAGCGACACCCAGTCCGTCGAGAAGTACGTCCGGGTGCGAGACGACAAGATCGCCGAGGCGATGCTCGCGCTCCCCCGGTTCCAGATTCCGTCCCGCTCGGGTCGGCGGGTAGCATTGGCGAAGCCCGCCTCCGTAGCTCAGGGGATAGAGCAGCGGCCTTCTAATTCGCGTGTCGATGGTTCGAATCCATCCGGGGGCACCAGACGAACCGCCCGTCAGCAACAGGGCGACAGAGCGGCCTAG